CAAGCCGTCGCTGCTCACCGAGCAGGTGATCAGCACGAGCACCTGCTGTGTGCGCCCGCTGCTGTTCGTCCAGGTGACGCCGTCAACACCGCTCAGCTGGGAGTTGAGCCGTACCCACGATGTCGACGTCGTCTGCTGGTAGGTCGACGTGTTGCCGGAGCCGGTGAAGATGGAGGCGAGGCCTGCGAGCGCGTAGGTGGCTGACAGGTCCGGGATGTCGCCCGCCTGCAACGTGTCCCAAGCCGGCGCGCCGCTGCTCACCGAGCGCAAGAACTTGCGGGTGGCGCTGCTGTTGGCCGCGAGGCTCGCCCAGGTGTTCGCCCCCGACGCGTAGAGCAGGTCTCCGAGCGCGCACGAGGTCAGGCCCGTACCACCCTTCGTCGCGCCGACCGCCGTCGCGCCACCAGCTGCGACCGCAGTGTCGACGTAGGCTGTGGTGGCCAGTGCTGTAGAGTTGTCCCCCGCGGCCTGGGTCGTGCCGGCCGTGCCGCTCGGCAGTACAAGCGTCGAGGGGAGCGAGATCGTCGGGTTGCCACTTACCCCATCGCCGTCGGCCACCGTGATCTGATTGCTCGTTCCGGTGATGGTCCGCGCCGCCGCGGTGCCGGAGCCGGTGCGAGCGATCAGGCCGGTCGAGGCCAGCGCGACGATCGCGGTGAGCAGGCTCGCAAGCGGCTGGTACAGCGTGTCGAGGTACGTCTTCAGCGCTGCCTTCAGGTCGCTCCACGACAACCGCCGGATGACCCACGAGGCCGTGCTGTCCGCCACCCCGATCTCGTCGGCGTTGCCCGGCGTCGTCATCGTCGTCGCGCCGTGTGTCAGCGTGCCGATGGTGGCCGCCGTCTCCGCCGGGGCGAGCGTGGCGATGCTGGCCTTCGTCGTGTAGTCCTGGGCGTCGACGGGGTCCTGGGCGTTCGTCAGACGCTTGCTGTTGAGATCCAGGTTGCCGTGGATCTGCGCCTGCGTCGACAGTTCGATCTTCGTGCTCACGGTTGCCTCCAGTACTCCGCCCAGACGGCGTCGGACGCGAGGGGCGCCGCGGCCGCCGTGAGGGTGCTCCCGCTGATGGTGTAGTCGACGCCCTTCACCTGGCGCAGGCCGTTGACGAAGAAGCGCTCCGAGTCGGCCGCGGGCGTTTCCGAGAGGGTGAACGTGACGTTCGAGCCGTTGCAGCTCCCCGCGGGCGTCTCCTCGACCCAGCCGGCCGCCATCAGCGAGTCGAGGCTGGTCTTGAGGTCGATGATGTCGGAAGCCGGGATCATGACTGCCTCCTCGCCTGGATGTAGTCGACGTATACGGTGTCGCTCGCCAGTGGTGCGGTCGTGAATACGATGCTGCGACCGTGCACGGCGACCTCGCTCGTCACCTCGAGGCCGTTGAGGTACACCGCCAGGCTGCCGTCCGCCGGCCACCAGGCGAGGGCGAAGGTGCGGTTCACGCCGTCTACCGAGCCCGCGGGGACCTCCTGCCGGAACGTCGGCTCGAGGTGCAGGCCGTAGATGTCGGACACGGTGATCGGGCTGCCGTCCGGGTTCGTCGCCGGGGTGACGAAGGAGCACGCGTTCCACGGGCTGGGGCCCGCCACGAAGGGCACGGGATCTAGGTAGACGAGCACGTTGTCGCCCGCGGCGTGATGGCCATTGGAGCGGCCGACCATGTCATGTCCACGGCCGCTCGCCTGGAAGAGGTAGTTTGTGGGGTCGTCACCGCGGGCGCGCACTCGAGCGATTACCCATCGCTCGGGCAGCATCTCCCGCGCGATGCTGATGAGCTGGTCCACGTCGACCTCCCTACGCCGGGGCGCTACCGCAGTCGATCGGCAGCCGCTGCCACAGCAGGGGGGCGCCAGAGCCCTGGAGATGCACCGCGAGCATCCTGTCGCCGGGCGCGGCCGCGGTAGTGCCCATCGGCCGCGCCGTGGTGTTGTCGACACCGCCGTGCAGGTTCACGTCCGCAGAGCCGTCGGCGGCCACGGCGTCGACGCGCGCGACGGTGATGCCCGGGCGGCGCGCCAGCTCACTGCGCACGAGCTCGCGGAGGATGGCCAGGTCACTCATAGGTCACCGCCTGGAACGTGGTTACACGATCCTGCAGGTTGTTAGGGAAAGCGTGCTGCACCTGCGTTACGGTGTAGATGCGCGCCCGGTTGAACTTGACATCTGTGATGCGGACACGGTCGCCGGGGCAGAGTCCGTAGTCGCCACGGTCTATCGTGCCCCCGACTTTCTTCCCCTGGCGCGATCGCGTGTACAGCTCCCGATCGCCCCAGGTCTGCATGATGCTCCGGTCGGCGAGAAGCAGATTGGGCCCGAGGGTGTCCCGGATGGCTCCGCGCTCCGAGGGGGGCACCCCTACCTCGATGGAGGTGTCGGAGTCGGCGTACACGCCGAAGGAGTTGTCGCCGTAGGCCTTCAGGCTGAAGTCACCCACAGTGGCGCCAACCGGCGACCCGTTCCACGCTCCGAACGTGAAGTCGAAGCTGTACGCCATCGTGCCGGCCTGCAGCACGGGTGGCGCAGCGCCATTGAGCTCTCTGGCGTCAATGGGCGGCGCGGGTGGCCCGGCGGGGCCATAGATGTAGATGTTGGAGATCTTACCGACGTTCTCCCACCTGGTGAAGTGCAAGCTCATCACGGGGACCGGCTGAGACAGGGTGACGAGACCTTGCCTGCCGAACGTCGCGCCGCGCTGGTCGACAGCGGCCAGCACGCCGCCGGTGTCGTCGGCACGCTGCACCGTCAGGCCGTTGCAGTAGTCGACGACTGCGCTCTGGTCGAACTGCAGGTTCCTGAGCTTCACCTGCTCGGTTGTCCAGTCGCGGACGTAGGAGGTACTCTCGCTGAGTGCCACGATATTGGCCGGCACCATGCAGACGATGCCGTCGGCGTCCTCGAACCACTCGCCCTTCACCGGCACGAGCAACTGCTTGACCCACTCTACGGGCGCGCTGTTCTGCATCGGCATGTGGGCCACCAGGTAGTTCGGGGTGACCCCGCTGACGTCGTACGGGACGCCGTACGCATCGAAGACCATGCCCAGCACGTCGCGGACGTAGTAGAGGCGGCCGGTGGCGACCTCGCGCCACCAGTCGGGGCTCGTTGCGGGCACATGGTCCAGGTTGTCCGCTGCCAGGCTCTCCCACACCTTGTCGGCGGACGCGGCATAGGCGCCAGCTTCATAGGTCGTGCTCGAGCTCCAGGAGGCAGCGTCGGTGGCCGCGGTGCGCGTCGACTTCACCGTGGGGAGGCTGAGCTTCGGTCGATACAGCTTGGACGCGATGCCCTTGAGCTTCCAGGTGAACTGCTCGTGCGGGTCGCCGGCGTTCAGGCCGTAGCCGTAGGCGTCGGGTACACCATGCGGCAGCACCCACGAACCAGCATCTTCGGTCACCGTGATCTGCAGGCTTTTGGCATACGTCTGGCCGTTGCTCTCATAGGCCTTGTCGTCCATCACGCCAGCCCAGTCACCGTCAGGCGCATCCGGGTTGAGCTCTCGGTATGAGTCCCGCACCGCGTACTGAATGTCGGTGGTGGCACCCAGGTTGCGTGTGACCGTCAGGGAGTCGCCGTAGGGGATTGTCTGCGTGCCGCTCCCGGTCACGATGTCGGGGGAGATCGTGAACATCGTCTACTTCCCCTTGCTGAAGAAGGCGTCTCGGTCGATGGCCGACGAGTTGAGGCCACCCATGAAGTCACCCACGTAGCTCGTGGCCATCGTGGGGCGTGGAGCAGACTGCATCCCAGACTCGTTGCTCGAGGGGGTCGAGGCCGACCCGCCCGATCCTGAGCCCGACCCGCCCGATCCTGAGCCCGAGACGCTTGAAGCGTTGACCGTGACGCTCTGAGCGTTGATGGTGATGTTCCCCGCAGTCATCGTGCCGCCGCCCCCAGCCGACTGGCCTCCACCCGCAGGTGTCGCGCCTGTGGCTGTGGCACTTCCGCCAGACGACGTACTGGCGCCGCCGCCCGAAGCAGCGGTCGATGAGCTGTTGGCGGTTGAACTCTCGTCGGTTCCAGGCACAAGAACTCGGTTGCCGTTTGCGTCGACCGCGATGCGGGCGCCTCCCGTGCTACGGTTGGCGACGCCGTTGTTCGTGTCCATCTCGGCCTGGCGCCGGCGGTTCTTGTTCTCTTGCTCGACTGTGGCTTTCTCTGTCGCGGTTTCCGTGCTCGTTCCGGCCTTTGCCGAAGCGCCCTTCGACTCGGCGTCGGCCTTCTCGCGCACCAGCTTGTTGCGCTGATCGAGAAGGTCGTTGATCTTCTGCTGCGAGTCGCCGTTGCGCTTGGCGAGCTCGATCTCCTGATTGATGCCGTCGATACGGGCCTTGATGTTTCGCACCTGCGCGTCGTACTGGTCTGCCTGGCGCTTCATCTCGTCGTCGTGCGCCTTCTCGCGGGCGCTGCTGAACTCGGAGTCCGCCTTCGAGACCTCGGCCTGTCGCTTCTTCTCGATGAGACGCTGCTTATCCGGGTCGTTCTCGGTTGCCGAGGAGGCGTCGGCGTTCTCGCGGGCAAGGCGGATGCGCAGGTCGTGACGCTTCTGATAAGCGGCAGCGAGCGCACCCTCGACGGCCTCGCCCTTCTCGCGGCGACGCTCGAGCGCCTGGATCTCCTGGTCGTTGTTGTCGAGCTCGAGTTGGGTCGACTCGGCGGACATTCGAGCCTTGTCGGCCTTGCGCTGGGATTTGCGGTCCTCGATCGAGTTGAGCCGCTGCGCATGCTCGTCTTCGATCTTGGCCTCACGGGCACGGTGGTCTGCGTTGACAGCCGCCTGATCCTCGGGCGTCTTGGCGTTCTTCCACGCGGCAGAGTATCGCGCGGCCTCGGCTTCCTTCTCGATCAGCATGCGACGCTTCGAGGATGCCGCTTCCTCCTCTGACGTGTCCGTGCCGTACCGTCGAACGCGCTCGAGCTGGTGGAGGTACCGCTCCTCCGCCTCGATCTGGTGCTGAACGCGCTGCTGGGTGTACTCCAAGCGCTTCTGATTGGCGTCACGCTCCGCCTGAAGGACCTTCTGCGCCTCGTCCTTCACCGTATTGGTGTACTTCTTCTCGGCGGCCTCGCGCTGTCTTCCGAAGTTGAGTACGTCCTCTGGCGTCATCGAACCCTGACGCGCGATCATCTGCTCCTGGACGCTGGCGAGCACCGCGTCTCGCTCTAGCTTCGCGGCGTCGACGGTGGCCTGGGAGATGGCCTTCTGCGAGTCTACTGTGGCCTGTCCGAGCAGCTCCGCGTTTCTAAGGCGCAGAGTGGCGGTCTGGATCTCCTCTTGCGCAAGCGCGGTCTGCGCCTGCATGACACCCACGTAGCCCTTCCGCACGTCCTCGATGAACTTCGCGGCGTTCTCGTTGGCGTCGTCGGCCGACTTGAGCTTCCTCTCGTACTCCGTGAGCGCGGCCGCGTTCTGATGCAGCTGGTCCTTCTGCTTGACGAGCGCGTCGGTGAGCGCCTTCTTCTGGTCCGCGCTCAGGCTCTCGTCGGCGTTGATGCGCCCGATCTTGTCGGCGAGCGCCTGCTGGGCGTCGATGAGGTCCTTCGTGCTGACGCCCTGCATGTGGAGCGCCTCGGCGTTTGCAGTCGCCCAGCCATCGAGGTTGGCCTGCCCGAGCTTCTCGTACTGCTTCCCGAGGTCGTCCGCCATCTGGCGGTTGGCCTCCATGTTCTCGCGCTCCATCTTGTCGATGGAAACCTTTGCCATCGCCGCAGCTGCAACGGCTGCAAGCACGGCGAGGTAGGGGCCGGCTGCGATGATGGCTTCCTTGGTCTCGGCTCCGACCATCCTCATCGCGCCGGCGACGCCGACTATCGCTGGAACGGCTGCAACGGAGAAGCCTACAACGCCCTTGAGGGTCGTGGGCATCTGGTTGAGATGCTCGACCATCGCGGTAGCCCCACCCACCACGACCTTCACGGTTGGGGCCATCGTGTCGCCGATACCCGTCATCAGCTGCGTGATGGCATCCTGCAGGTTCGAGAGCTTCCCGTTCAGCGTCTCGGCCTGTTTGGCCATCGCGCCGCCGAAGTCGGTCTTGACGATGGCCTCGAGGGCGCCCCGCAGCTTCGCCACGTCGCCCGCGGTGCGAACCGAGATGTCGCCGCCGCCGGCCGTAGCTGCGCCGTATTGGATCATCTTCTGCCGAGTGATGCCGAACGTGTCCGCGAGCTGCTGGATCCCATCCTGAGACCCGGCCATCGCCTTGCCGAGCGCGTGCGCGCCCTCGGTGATGTCCTTGCCGAAGACACTGGCCAGGTCGCCGGCCAGCGGCAGAACGCGGTCGACATCAAGCCCTAGCGACTTGAGCTGGACGCCCGCCTGCACGATACCGGTCATCTCGAATGGCGTCGACGCAGCGAACTTCACCATCCGCTGCAGCTGCGCGTCGGCCTCCTCGGACGACTTGCTGATGGTCTGCAGCGTGGTACGGTACTGCTCCATCCTCGCAGAGGCGTCGAGGAAGCCCTTGGTCAGGAGACCCGCTCCAGCCGCAATAGCAGCCATCTTCGTAGCAAGCCCACCCAACGCTTGGGAGGACTCCTGGTGAGCGGCTGCGTTTGACTTGGAAGCGGCCTCCTCCCGCGCAGCGTCTTGAGCGGCCTTTGCGCGAGCCGCCGCAAGATTATCGACTAGGTCGGTTTCTTCCACGACGAAGAGTAGCGCGTTGGCCTTCTTCTCCTCGGCTTTCCGTCGCCTGTCTGCCGCCTGAGCTGCCTCGATCTCGGCTATAGCCAGGTCTCGTGTAGCCTGAGCTGCCAGCTGCTCCTGGATAATCGTCTTTCCAATCGAGGCGCCCAGGTTGGTGACGGAAGTCGTCAGAGTCCCGGTGGGGCCAGACGCAGCGGAGGTGTCGAGTCCGAACGACTTCAGCCCAGAGCGGGCAGACTGGAGCGCGGACTGGAACTGGGACGCGTCGGCGCTGAGGAGGACCTCGAGGCGGTTAGGCATTGGCGGTCACCCCCACGAGCCGGCGGAGAAACTCGCCGGCGAGCATCTGCGGGACGAGCATCGCGATCGTCTGCATGTCGTTCAGCCCGTCCTGCGCCAGAATCACTGCCGCACGCTCCTTCGGCTCCATCGCGGTCACCAGCCGCGCCGCCTTGTCAACTTCGATACCGGCGTTGGCCACGGCCATGCACGCCAGCACGTCCTCCGCCTCGAGCAGCGCCCGCAGGTCGTCGCTCAGACGATCGTCCTTGCCCTCGTTGACTCGGTCGAGGAAGCCCGGAACGTCCTGCACGCCGTTCTTACCAAGGAGCTCGATGTCGAGGTCGGAGGCGACGATACGTCGCTGGCCCGCACGCACGAGCGCGCACTCGGCCTGCAATGCGACCCAGGTCACCTTCATCTGCTCATCCATCGAGCGCAGCTGCAGCGTGTCGGACATCGGGCCTCCTGCACAGGGCGAACTGGCCGGGCCCCGCGAGGGACCCGGCCGCGATGGTTAGGCCGTCTCGAAGTTGACGACCTTGGGCGTGGCGAGCATGGCGCCCGAGAGGTTGCGCACGCCCGAGAGGTGAGCCGTGTAGGCGGTGGAGGCCGACAGGTTGCTGGCCGGGTTGAGGGTGACGGTGGTGCTGGAGCCGTTGTTGACCAGCGTGACCGTGCACGCCACGAGCGTCCCGTCGGAGGTCTTCTCCAGGTAGGCCGTGCCGCCGTTGACACTGCTCGCCGCGAGCGGCTGAGACAGGGTGAATACGACGTTGGCCCCGACTGCGACACCGGTGTCGGTGTCGGCGGGCGAGGTGCTCGAGACGGTAGGTCGAGTGACCGCGCCACTGAAGAAGTCCTGCGTCGTCGACCAGACCTCGATCTGCATGTCGACGCCGGTCTCGTCGGCCACCACGAAGGGCAGCGCCTCGGTGATGCGGGCCGGCCCGTTGATGGAGCCCGTGGCCTCGGTGTAGTAGCAGGTCGGCAGCGTGATGCGCAGCGCCGGCGAGTTCGTGTAGGGGCCGTTGACCGTGATGATGAGCTCGAATGACGTGCCTGCGATCAGGCGGTCGAACTGGTCCTGGTTCTCGTAGCCGAGGGTGATGCTGCCGGAAATGGAACGCTGAGCGTTCGGGTGAACACGGCTGTAGGACTGCGTGTTCGAGTAGCCCATCTTCTTGGCCAGCTTGTTGTCGCCGGTGATCGTGAGACCTTCGAGGAGCGTGTTGGCGGAGCCGCCGATGCTGATCTGAGCCTGCCACGCCACGCACGGCGTCTCGAGCACGGGCGCAGGGTCGACGGGGTTGGTCACCGACGCGAAGGTCAGCCCCATACCGTCGAACGTGATCTCCACCGGTGCGCTCGGGTCGTTCCCCAGGTTGAGGTTGAACTTGTCGAGCATGTAGCCCGTGACCTTCATGCTCTCGTCGATGTCGGGGACCTTGACGAGGCTCAGGTACGGCAGAGGCACGACATCGGGCGCGTTGGCGCCGACGATCAGCGTGTGCTTGTAGAGCGTCGAGTCGGGGGAGTTGGGCGGGACGGTGGTGACCGTGTCGTCATCGGAGAGACCGTTCCACCAGGCGAGGAACTGGCCGACGACGTTGATGAGCAGCTCGATGCTGAAGCCGCCGTCGATCTCCTTGATGCCCTCGATCTGCTGCTTGACCGTGCGCGTGCCGTAGATGCTCGCGCTCTCCTTGCGAGGGATCTTGGGCTTCAGGGTCTCGCCCTTGAACGGGACCCAGACTGTCGGCGCGGTGTAGGTGTCCTTGTCGGGCTGCACCGCGGCTCCCAGGAAGGAGCCAAACCCCTGACCGTACGGCATGATGACCTCCATGAAGAAAGGCCCGCGGTGCGGGCCGGATTGACCGTTCCGGGGAACTCTACTTTGCGTGCTCGTCCTGGGGCTCGAGCAGGTCGTGCGCGGCGACCGGTGGCGGGTCGAACACGACAGGCGTCCAGTCACTCGGATCTGGCGCAGGCTCTGGCGCCGCGGGGTCGTAGTCGCACCAGTACCCTGGGGCCGGTGCATCAAGCGACAGCGGCTCGGGTGCGGCTGCAGGCCGCAGCGCCTCCGGCACCTCGAGGCCAGCGGCGGTGAAGTCGGCAGCCGTGGCAGGTCGCACGGCGCGGTAGTCCCTCATCACGCGTGGCGCCACCGGCTTGGCGATCTTCGCGGGGACGCCGTTCACCATCACCATACCGTGCTTCAGCTTGCGCGGGCCGGCGAGCTGGCCGGGCTGCAGGTCCCACACCAGGTAGACGTACTCCATCGTGAACTCCTATGCGCTGCGGCTGCGAATGATGAGGGGGATCTCGGCGACCGACACGCGCAGGGCCGGGTCGTCGAACTCGTGACGCATGTCGGGGTGAAAGCGGGCCGGCGAGTTGAGGACGCAGGCGTAGACCTTCACGCCCTCGTGGCCGTCGAACTCGGTCGGCCGCCAGTTGGAGAGGAAGAGGCTGAGGATAGTGTCGACGTCGGCCGCCATCGCCACCTGGTGGTCTCGCTCGGTCCCGTGGCGCCGCTTGTAGAACATCGTGACCGCGCAGTCGGTCGTGTTCTGGTTGCTCGGCAGCGGGGCCACCTGCTCCTCGTCGAGGTAGACGTCGAGGCGCGGGCACTCGGTGTAGGGGTTGGCCGGGAAGACCGGCTCTTCCGAGCGCAGCCTTCCCCAGCCCAGGTGCTTGAGCCCGAGCATGCCACGCAGACCTCTGCCCTCGAGGAAGGCGATCAGCCAGTCGCCCGAGTTCTTGCCCTGGGCCGCGGCCGCCATCCTAGTACAGGCCCCTGCCGGAGAACACGGCCTTGTAGGTCACGTGCTTGCCGTTGGTGACGTTGTGGTTGAGGCGCATCCACGCGGGCACCGACGAGACCGCCACCAGCTGCTGACCGGTCGCGAGCATGTTGGATACCGAGAGCCCCGACGACACCGCGATGCTCTTGTCCTCGTTCGCGAAGTCGACCGTGAAGGCGGCCGTGGTGGCCGCGTCGATCGCGCTCACGTCGATGAAGATGTGGCCGCTCACGAACTCGCGAACGTCCACCCAGTCTCCCTTGACCTCCGAGCCGCTGCCGGTTACCTGGCTGCTGGCGTGCAGGACCGAATCGATGACTCTGTACATGGGGTTGACCTCCTCGACGATGATCTGGATCTCGGTGCGGTGGCACAGTACCCCCGCGAACAGGGTCTCCTCGATGGTGTCGACCGACGGAAGGCTGTGCGTGAGGCACGCGCCACCAAGCGTGCGGTCACCCGTCTCCAGGTCGTCGCAGACCGCGTCGATGAGGTCCTGGAACGTGAGCTTGCTGGCGGCCGCGTCCTTCAGCGAATAGAAGCCCTCGAGGCGCAGCGTGTGCCTCCGGATGCGCTTCGCGTCGGCGGCGGCGCTCTGCCGCGAGCTCACCGCCCGGCGCTCGATCATCCAAGTGTTCAGCACGCCGTTCTTCGAGAACGCCGCCTGGAAGGCCGCGACCTCCGCCTGCTCGGTGAGGTAGCGTTCGTACGTGTGGACGGTGCCGACGCCGACTACAGTCTCGAGGCGTGTCGCCAGCGCATCACGGATGGCCTGGTAGCTCATACCGACAGGTCACTCACAATCTGGGCTCCGATGCGCTGCGCGATGGCGTCGATCTGCGGCTCGGCCGCTTCGAGCCCAAGCCTGAACATGTGCGCGCCCCGCGTGCCTCTGGCCTTGATCTTGCGCGCCACGGCCATGGCGACGGTGCGGGCCTGGGTCTCGTTGGCCACGCCAATCTTCTTCTGGACCCAATCCACGAGGCTCTGGGGGATGTCGCGGATCGCACGGTCCCACGGGAAGTGGGGGCGGGCCCCCTCTTCAACCGACATCGCGTACTGGGCGGCTGAGGGGTCGCTGTAGACCTTCGCCACCACGTTGCGATCGACGAGGGCGTTGGTGACCTGGATCGAGCCACGAAGCCTGCTGTTCACGCCGGCAGGTGTGCGCTGCAGAATCTCCGTTCGCGCGATGCGTGCCGCCATCGTGACGCCCTGCGCCAGTCTGGCGGTCGTGATCCTGTTCGTCTCCTGCTCGTCGAAGATGCGGCCGTGCTGCCGGAACTCGACGTTGATGATCACGTGCGCCACCGCTCCCAGAAGATGTAGTCACGGCCATTCCGGTCCGTGGTGTCCATGTCGAGGAAGGATGTGCCGAAGCTCGACGGGCCGCCCGCGTTCACGTGAGCCTCGTACCGCTCCAGGCATCGCTTCGCCGCGGCCGCGCACTCCTGCGACTTCGTCTGATACGACACCGTGTCGGCGGACAGCGTCGACAGCCCCTTGTTGGCCGCGTAGTAGGCCGCCGCCTCGAGCAGGACGTAGTGGGCTGCGAGCTGGCAGAAGGGCTCGATGTCGTTGGGGGCGGACGAGCTGACGGTGTCGCTGTCTGACGTCACGGCGTGCGGCGCCAGGTACTCTAGCAGCATGTCCTCGCCGGCGCCGGGGGCGTCCTGCGTGAACCGCAGGTACCAGTCGCCGTCGGCCTTCTGATAGACGCGCCACGAGTTGCTGTCGACCGTCTGGTCGTCCTGCTTTCCTGACGGGTACTCGATGCGCAGGAGTGTGTACTGGCCGTCGTTCCAGTCGCCGAGCTCGGAGGTCAGGTTGTACTCGTACGTGTTGGCGCCGAGCGCCGAGACGGTGGCGACGAGACTTCTGGGGCGGTCGGTGTTGTACCGCTGCAGTGCCGCGTTGATGCAGGCGTCTCGATCGCCGTCCGCCGCCTGTGAGACGATCTCGGTCGGCACCTTGCTGATCTGGTCGACGCGGCTGCGTAGGGCGACGAGCGACATGATGGCCTCCGAGGTCTGGATGAGGGCGACCGGCGCGCTGTTGGGGGGGGGCTGTGTGAGGCGCGCCGGCCGCCTGGTGGGTTGCGTGCTAGAAGGTCTTCCAGGTGGCGCCCGTGCTGTAGAGCCGAAGGACGCCGTAGTTGGAGGAGATGGTTGAGGTGGCCGAGCCGTCGATCGTGTCCGAGCCGTTGCCATACACGATGATGTTGTGGCTGTTGGCGCCGCCCGATTCATCGGTGACCACGAAGATCTGACCGGCCACCGTCGTGGTCACGTCCGGCATGTAGATGCCGCGCGCAGCCGACGTGCTGGTGACGCCGATGATCGAGTCGGTGTTGTCCGCGTACAGGCTGGTGGCTGTGGCGTGACGGCGCAGCGCGAACCCGCTCAGGCTGAGCAGGTTGCCACTGCTGTTCACACGCACGACGTCGGTCGTGCTGCTGCCGTGCAGCGCCCAGATGTCGCCGATGGCCGCGAACGTGGGGATGGTGACGAGAGCCGTGAGCAGCAGGACGAGTGCCGCCACGGCGATGGGAAAGCGCCTGGTCTTGGGGGTCATGCTTCTTCTCCTTCGCTTCGTGGTTGAGGCCGAGGCCGACGCCGCGAATCACGCAACGCCGGCCTCGTTCATCTCGCGGCCTACGCGACGATGTTGCCCTGCAGGCCCCGGAAGTCGAGGACCGCGCCGCTGTACTCGTGGCGGACCTTGAACCGGATGTTGTCGCGGGTGAACACGTTGCCCACCAGCGGGTTGTCCTGGACCAGGATCTCGGGGTTCTGCTGGTTGTTCAGGAACGCCAGCTCGGCCACCGGGATGTCGGCCTTGTCCGCGACGAGGAACCAGTTGTTGGTGTCGCCGCCGAGGTAGGAGGCGGGGACCGGGTGCTGGACGATGCGCCCCGCCGTGGCCTCGCGCTGGAGGAAGTTGATGTCGTTCACGGCGCTGCCCGGCATCTTCTCGGAACCGAGGACCAGCGCCATCGTGGCCTCGAGCTCGTACGGGTAGACCACGTGGATCTTGCTCAGCGGAATCTCCCCCGCGAGCTGGTAGATCACGGTGTCGTTCGCGTGCGACACGGCCGACGTGCCACGCTTCCCACGCGACACGGTCATCGTGGTGCCACTGTCCACAGAGTCGATCTTGCAGATCTCGGCCTCGATGACCACGTACTGCCCGGCCACGAACCCGGTCGTGCTGTCGACCGTGATCTGGACAGGGTCGGTGGTGTTCGCCATCGAGGACCCGTTGATGGCGGTCTTCTGGCCGTACGCCTGCTGGTTCTGGATCTGGAGGCGGGCAGCCACGAAGGCGGCGTGCGTGAGCGCGCTCGTGGTCTTGTTGAAGTGGTTGGCGTGGTAGATGGCGAGCGAGTCATAGATCGTGTCGCCGTTGACCGTGCCGCCGGTCGCGCCGGTCAGCAGGTTGAAGACGTTGAGGTGGACGCGACGGTTCGCAGCCTTCGCGAGCAGCTGCGGCAGGCGACGCAGGGCGCCCAGGTCGTCGTTGATGATCATCCGACGCGTGATGGTGACCATGCCGCCGAACGTGTCGATGGCGTAGGTGCTCTTGTCGTCGGTCGGGAAGCCGAGGTCGGAGTAGTCGGTGGACGTGGACTCGCTCTGCTGGCTCAGGGTCGTGAACTCGTTCCAGCGGATGCGGTCCTGCGTCTTGAAGTTCGTGACGTTCGGGTTGATCTCGACGAACTGCTCCCACTCCTTGGGCATCTCGGCGTACATCTGCACGAGCGCCTTCTCGGCCGAGGTGTTGAGCAGGTTCGCGATGTCGGAGGTGGTCGCTTCCTGGAAGTCGCGACCCTTCGGCATCGCCTCGTAGAGGCGGGCGATGGACATCGGGCGGTTCACGAACCCCTCGTACATGCGCTCCTCGCCGGACTTCGGCTTGTAGCCCATGATGAGGTCGCAGACGGCCTGGTGCTTGTCCTGCGCCTCCCGCAGGATGCTGACGTCGGCGCTCTGGCCCGTGAGGCGCACCTCGCCGGTGCCGCTGAGTTCCGCCAGGACCTTGCGCTCCTCGTCGATGGCCTCGAGCAGGTCGGCCTCGGCGAACGCGCGTCCCTCGAAGCGCTTGCGCACCTTGTTGGCGACGGGCAGCGGCAGATTCGACTCGGCCATCCGCTCACGCAGGATGATGGCGGCCTCGCGCAGCGCGATTGCCTCCCCGCGCTTGCGGGTCTCGTCGGCGGTCTTGGACACGGCCTCGGCGATCTGGCGGGCCTCGGCGACGGCCTTCTTGGCGCTCTCGGCGTAGGCGGCCATCATCGGATCCTCGGCGGCGGGCTCGGCCGCGGGCGACTCGCCACCCTCGGCGTTGATCAGCTCGTCGAGCACCATCATCGCGTTCTCGACGTCGGCCTTCTCGAGGAAGGTCTTGACGATCTTCAGGAGGAGCGCGTCGCCCTCCTTGAGCTGCGCAGCGGCCGCCTCGGCGAGCTGCTGGTCCGACATGCCGTCGATGGCCGATTCCTGCACACGCTTGCTGCGCAGGAACTCCTGGATCCGCTTCTTCAGGTTCATGGGTTCCTCCTTGACCGGGTTGGGAGTCCCTGCGGCAACCAGGCGCTCGAAGCGTCCGCCCGCAGCAGGATCTGAAACGAGCGTTGTCTCGCTCAAATGGTTGATGGCGGTGACGATGCGGCCGCGCCGACCCTCGGCGACGCCCTCCGCCCACTCGCCCGTGCCGTCGATCGAGAAGCCGAGGAAGGAGCGGTTGCCCTGGCGCCACGCCTCGGCCACTCGGCGGCCGATGTCGAGGTCGGCGCAGTGGAAGGTCGCGCAGACCATCCCGCGGCTGTTCTCGTCGAGCCGGTACGCCGCTTCCGTCGTCCAGCCGATCTTGTTGCGGCTGACGTCCGACACCGAGTCGCGCACGTGGCCGGGGAGGTGGCCCATGCCGCGGGCCTCCGGCGTCCAGCCGTAGGCGTAGATGTCGCAGTTGAACAGCGGGGTCGCGGCCTCGAGCACCTCGCCGGGGTAGTAGCGGCCATTGCGGCTCCACCCCTCGCGGATGAGCACGACCTCCCAGACGCGTCCCTCGGCGTCGAGCGCCTCGAGCAGCGCCGACTCATCGAGGCGCAGCGGGGCCGGGCCGGCCTCGCCGATGTCCTCGCGCCAGGTGGGAGACGCGCTGTGCACGCGCCACGCCTGCCGGCCGCCCTCGAGCGTCACGACGTGGTTCTGCCGGCGCCACGCGTCGACTGCGGCGGGCACGTCCATCGCGGAGCCGCCCGGGCGCGCGCGACCGGCGACGAGGTTGGCGATGCGCAGCGCCTGCTGCTCGGTGAGGTCGACACCGTCCACGACGAACGGGCGCTCGTCGACGGCCTCGCTGGTGTGCGGGCCGGCGTCGCGCATCTCGCTGCCGCACTTCGGGCAGGGAGCCGCCTCGACCATCGCCGCCTTGTGACCGCACGACTCGCAGATGAACTTGCGCTTCACGTCGGCCTCCAATCAAAAAGGCCCGCATCGCTGCGAGCCTGGATGGGGTTTCGAGTCCTTGTGCACGCGGCCCCGGCGCCTCTGGAGCCGGAGCCGCGCCCCGCTCGCCGCACAGAGGATTAGCGCGCACCGGCGCCACCACTGTAACGCTGTCAGCTCACTTGAAGAGCTCGATCTTCTGCGCGTCGGCCGCCGTCACGAAGACGAAGCGGTCGACCAGTTCTGCGCAGCTGCCTATGGCGCGGCCGGCGACGCGTGCGCGAAAGCGGGTCAGCAGGTCACCCTCGAGGGCGACGCAGGTGCCGTCCGCGGCCTTCACCTCGTGCGCCGCGGGGTCGGTGGGAGCCGGAGCGACCGGCGTGGCCGGCTCCTCGACGTTGGTGGGGCGCTTCTCGTACTTGGACATCGGTGTGACCTCCTGAAAATCGAAAACCCCGCGGGGGGGGCGGGGTTCGGTGTGGCTTCGTCTGCTTCGTCCTTTAAATTTTGACGACTGTCTTTCGAGACGCTGTTGGGAAGGCTCTAGCTGCGATCTCCGGATCTATGCCGTACTCGATCGCGCGCTCGTACGACTCCTGCGCCATCCTCCGCTTGCCTTCCTCAGTGATGCCAGACAAAAGCTCAGCATGAAATGACTCGCTATCGAGCGTCCCGTCCTTGTTGACGTAGTAGCAGCCCTGCTTCTTCATCGCAGCTTACGCTTTCTGTACTCCTCGAAACGTCTCACACTGGAGGTGTTCCCGAATTCCAGTGTACCACGCCAACTCTCGCCAGGCAATACGATCTTGCCCAATGACCCCAACTCACCAGACTCATCTGCCGCATCCGCCACAAGCCATAGGGCTTGTGGCTTCGGTGCCTGGCACAAGGCCACGATCACGCCATGGCTGGCCTTGGAAATCTCCCCATCATTCAACAGACCCAGAGCCTTCTTCGGCAGCTTGGCTCTGAGCCGGTTCCACGAAGTCTGTTCTGCCAGGAAGCCCATCGCAGCCCAAGTGTAAGCCCCGTTGTCGGCTCCTGCATCTGGTATCAAGATGCGCTTCGCCTTCGAGAGTCGCCACTGGTCATAGGAGTTGAAGGTGATGATCGAGCCCCTCAGGCCCCCACGATACTTCCTTTCAAACGCGAAGTACCCGTGTTCGACCGTTTGCGTCGCAGGAATGAAGAACCGCTCGATATCTCCTGCGTGAACGCCGCTGACGTGAAGCTCTGAGGTAAGTCGAAGACCTGGATGGCCGTCGCTGCTGGTGTATGCTGCCAGGGTCGCGTTTTCGAACCCGACGTCGGTGCCAGACAGCATACGTCGCAGCGTCTCTGTTGGCGCGGCGGGCAGGCCCATACTCCCCCACAAGACCATGGCTGTCTTCGGATCAATGTCCTTGACCTGAACGTGACCTGGTCTACGTGAAATTTGAAAGTCCTCCAACTTGGGACTGTACTGGTTCATCCCTCTGCGCCCACGTTCGAGCTTCGCCTTTCGTTGCGCTCTCCTCCGCTTTAGCCACCCCTTCTTGGCTCCCGCGCTGTTCCCGGCCTCCTCGAGGTTCTCGGTCTCCACCGCCACGCTCGCCGCGCGCCTCTGCTCGGTCGGGACGTTCGCGAGGTCCTGGACGTCGTCCATCCCGGGGAAGACGCTGACCCAGACACAGCGGCACCGAGGGTGGATCGGCGTTGCCGGTGCCTGCGGATCGTTGATGTCGTAGCGGATGCCCTCGTACTTGCTACAGACCTTGCACGGGTACCCGCCCACGTGCGCCACGAGGAGCATCTTCTTCATCTCGAGCTCAGGGAACTGAGTGACGACCTGCTCCATTTGCTTCTGCACGCCGAGACCCTGGACGCGCGCGGTCTCGGTCCTGGCGACGACCTCCGCCCGGGTGGCCACCGAGTGCCACGGGCCGGCCTTCCCCTCGAGGTCCTGCGCCAGCTTCCGCCGCAGCGCATCCGGCCCCTCGCCGGTCATGATGTTCAGCGCGACCTCGCGGCCGATCTGCTGGCGCACCTCGTCGCCCACCGCTGTCACGAGGCCGGCGTCGAAGTTCGCGTAGATACCGAGCTGCGTCGCGTCGAGTTGCGGCAGCGGCGTGAGCACGATGCCGCTCCCGCCGATCGTGGTGTTGACGATGTCGACGCCCACGCTGAACGCCTGCGGCATCAGCTCGGTCAGAGCCAGGCCGTACTTCGAGGCCACCTCGGCGGCCACTGTCTCGAGCGCGCCCATGACGCGGGGCGTGATGAAGGCGTCCCACGCGGTACGCCCACCGTGCTCGATGACTGCGAGCTCGCCGAGCAGCTTGACCTGCGCGTCACGCAGGATGGACTTGACCGCCTCCAGACCCTGCGCGTCCAGCTGGTCTGCTCGCTCGAGCACGACGCGGAGGCGCTCGAAGTAGGCTTCCCGCTCGACGTCGGTGATTCGTTCGACAAGCCGCACGTCAGGCCGCCGCGGTCGGCGTCGGCTCGACCCGTGGCTGCTGCTTCGCCATGTACTTGCGCAGCAACGCCTGAGCGGCCGTCATCGGCGTCGCCTGCTCCTCGTGGGTCAGGCTCTTGCGGTCGGCCTCGTCGAACTCGAAGCCCAGGGCGCTCGCGCTGTCGCGGAACATCCGACCGGCCTCCTCCGACGAGACATAGCCCGCAGCCTCGGCCTGCACGAGCGCGGCCACGAGCTGCTGCAGGAACGAGCCGAGTACGGCATACTGGCGTCGGTCGACGTCGAGGATGCGCACCTCGAAGCACAGGTCTTCCTCGGGCACCCGGGCGAGCTGGCAGGTCGGCCGCTCTCGCCGGATCTGCTGGAGGCAGAAGCGCACCTGGTCGTGGTACATGTCGCGCACGAAGTCCTGGCGTCGTCGCACGCTGGCGAACACGGGCACGCTCTGCGCGTCGGCCGTCGCGCGGTTGCTGTTCTCGCCACTCGACCAGAAGTGCAGCGGGATGCCGAGCGCCCCGAGCACGACCTCCATCACGAGCCGCAGGAGCTCGATCATGTCGGCGGTCTTGAGGTCGGGGCTGACGGCCTCCCAGCTGACCTTATCGGAAGTGATCAGCGTCGTCCCCGGCTTCGGGGGCAGCGCCGCCTCCTTGCGCAGCTTCTGCGTGTACCGCTCGACCTCGGCCTCGTCGGCGCCCGCGAGCTTGGCGTGGAACAGGAACGCCTTCAGCAGACGGGCTCGGTCGCACTCGCTGCCGAGCAACTGCATGAAGCGGTCGAGCCAGTCGGCGACGGGCAGCAGGTCGGAGAGGCCGCGGGTCGCACCCGAGAGGCGGTTGATGCCGAAGTGGAAGACGTCGCCCTCGAGCGTACGGCCGTTCTGGCGCTGCACCTCGTGAACGATGCGGAACCGCGTCTGCCTCACCTCCCACAGCCACTCGCCGTTCACGCGCATGCGCTCGGCGGTCTGGTCGTCGGTGAGGTCGGTCGGCTTCTCGCGGCTGGTGCGGACTGTGACCGGCGTGTTGAGCACGACGAAGCGCAGATCCTCGGCGTCGGCAGGGTTCGCCTCCACGTGGTCGATGCTCTCCGGCTGCACGAACCCGAGCTTCACGCGGCCGTCCCACTCGCGGGTGAACTGCATCTGCGTGAGCTCGCCGAACATCGTGAGCTCCTGAACGCGCTGCGCGAACATCTTGCTGAGGCGCAGGTTGAGGTCGATCTCGTCGATCTCGGCCTGCACGATCGCCTTCGAAGCTTCGTTCTTGCTCGTGGCCACGATCTCGATACCGTTGCTCACCACCAGATCGGTGATGATCTGCACTGCGCGCTTGGCCAACGGGTTTGCTTGCCACAGGTCACGGCACACGCGCAGGTGCTCGGCGTGCTGGTACGGGGTGAGGTCGCGCAGGCGCTGGTAGATCGAGCGGAAGCCGTCGTCGCGGACGCCCGTCGATGTGCTGAAGCGTGCCTCGTCGAGGCGCTCGGAGCGAGACGGCTCCACCTTCGTCTCATTCAGACCGAACCACCCGCGCATCGTCTCCAGCAGACCCATCCTCGCTCACCTCCTTCGGCTCACCAGTCGGCGGCCACGTTGTCCCAGGTGCTGATGTCGTCGTCCAATGTCGCCGCGCTACCGGTGGCACCGCCCGCGGCGGCAAGCCCTGTGAACGCATCCGAAGAGGCGTCCACCTGGTCGTCGTGGCTGGACGGGTCCGGGAACGCCTCGAGCTCGGCGAAGTAGGCCTCGTTCCACGGGCCGCGCTTCACGAGCACATTGCCAGCCTGCCACTGCGATGCGAACGGCTCCGAGCGCGACACCTTGTCGCCCGTGACCCTCTCGATCTTTACGGAGAAGCCAGCCAGCATCGCCACATAGCTCTGCGCCTGCTCCTTGCCCGCCTGGCCGGGATCCTGCGGGAGACGGATGCGCGTCGCCGGGAACTCGTCCCGGTCCGCCGCCGCCGTCGCACGTACCCGCGTCCGAACGTCGTTGGCCGCCCACCGCCCGTGGACGGCGTCGAGCACGATGATGCGTCCGTCCTCGAGGCGGCCCATCTTAACGCCCGCGGTGGCGTCGGGCGACGGGTTCTGCGACGTGGGCGGCGTGGCCGCGAGGTCCCAGGCGCGCACCACGTGCACCAGGCGCCCGGGGACGATGTCGACCACCTGCACCTGCGCGCGGTTGAAGTAGAGCCCCGAGGCCGGGCGGATTCGCCAGTTGCCGTGGAGGAGGCGCCCCTTCTCCACCTGGTCGAGCGCGTTGAGGTTCGCGAGGTACGCGGGGTCCTTCGCCAGCAGGATGCGATTGTCGAAGATCGAGCTCGCGATGAACGTGAAGCTCTTCGTGTCCTCGGGCCGCACGCCGAATCGCTCGGCCAGCTCCTCGCGGCTGTCCGCCCACTTCACGTCGTCGTCGACCACGCAGAAGTAGCGGAGCTGCCCGCTGCGCTCGGGGATCGGGTAGCCCCGCTCGTCGATCCACCAGTCGATGAAGCGCGCCACCCAGCTGTCGGCGTCGGGGTTCGTCGTCGCCCTCACGTAGGGGCGCACCCCGCACGTGGAGCGGTTGCGGCTCAGCATGTAGAAGAATTGCCGCCTGCTGAAGTGCGTCAGCTCGTCGAAGCAGATGAGCGGGATCTGGCTGCCCTGCCACGACAGGACGTCGTCGTCGTACTGCAGGTGCGCGAAGCTGACCTTCGCCCCCGACGGGAAGACCATCACGGGCCGCGGCGTGAGCTTCGGACGCGCCCCCCGCAGCGGGTAGAGCGCGAAGGCGTTGTCCCACAGGCCGCCCTCGGTCGTGATCTGCGTCGACTCGCGGCGGAAGATGACCGAGCCGAACGCGGGGTTGTCGACGTGCCGCAGGTTCTCGAGGAGCAGCGCGTAGGTCTTGCCGCCGCCCGCCGCCCCGCCGTACAGCGCGATGTCGGCCGTGCACGCGAGGAACGTCTCCTGCGGGCCGGGCTGGGGGCGGAACACGCGCTCCCGCTCCTCGAGCTCGAGCAGCGTCAGGAGCTCGAGCTCTTCCTCGGGCGTGAGCGCCACGTCAGGCGCCTGCGGCACGCAGGTTGGCGAGGTACTCGGGAGCCTTCTCGCTCAGGATGCGCCGCAGCCGCCGCGCATCGCGCTGTCGCCTCTTGTAGCGCGTTCGTCGGGTCTCGATCAGCGGCTTCACGGTGGAACTCCTATCAGCGTCATGCGCCTGCAGCACGCTTCTCGAGCAGCTCTGCCAGGCGGGCCTGCCGCTGCTCGGGCGACAGCTCGGGGATCAGCGCCTCGCCGTCCTTGCCCGTGACCTCGCTCCTCGTGGGGGCGTCGAGGCCTAGCAGCTTCGCGCGCCTGGCCTGGATGCTGACCAGGCGGTCGACAGCGCCCAGCAGCCCCTTCTTGACCTTCGGCCAGATGGCGGCCAGCGCCACGTCGAGTCGCTCGAGCTCGAGCGCGCGGACTTCCTCGGCACCCTCGACGTTGTTGGCCAGCAGCTCGCCCAGCGCCTTCGTCAGGTCCTTCGAGACCGTACCCTTCGAAACGCCCAGGCGCTTGGCGATCTGGTCGTACGCGAGCCCGCTCTTGCGGAGCTCCCAGATCTTCGCGACGCGCTCTGCGGCGTTCAGGCGCTGTGCGGCTGTTTTCGAGCGCGCCATCGTGCTGCACCTCCGCTGCGCGTGCCTGCGCGTGCTGCCCTGCTCGTCCCGCGCGGGCGCAGCCCCCAGAACGCAGGGAGGGCGCCGCTGCTTTTCGCACGACGCCCATCCTACCTGAAATTCTAATTTGACAACGCGCTGATGTCAATGGGTTTTGTCGTATTAGTTGTGTTGGTTGCGTAAGTTGTGTAATGTCATAATATTACATCATGCGCGCGCGCACTGACTAGCTAATTTGGTTTTGCTCACTTACACCACTAACACCACTGCCGGGGCGTTCGACCCAGCAGTCGCTCGAGGCGCTTCACGGAAATGCGCTGCCCCAGCTTCGAATCGGTGCGGGTGCCGCGACCGCCGCGGCGCGGGTGCCCGTTGGCAGGGCCGGTGCCGTCGTCGCGCGCTCTCACGCCACGGCCTCCACGGGGGCTGCGCCCGCCGGATACTCGGCGCGCAGCTGCTCGTTCGTGGCCAGCGCGTAGCCGTCGGAGACCGCCTGGGAGGCCTCCTCGTCGCGCCAGGTCCCCGACGGCCGACGCTGCGGCGCCACCTGCAGGTCGAGCAGCGGGGCGAACCTCTCGTACAGCGCGAGCAAGTCGGCGTTGATGCGGGCGACCTTGGCTGAGTAGTCGGCAAGTCGGCTGGTGCGATCGCTGGTGCCACTGAGGGCGCTGCGCTCGCCGTCGAAGCGAGCTACGCCAGAGCTCAGCGTCGCCTTCGTGACCAGGTCGCCGTACTCGTTGTCGAAGCGGTCGACCGCCTGGTGGAGCGGCATCGGGAAGTGCCTCGAGAGGATGTCGTTCCGGATGGCGACCATCATCTCGCGGGCCACGGCCTTCTTGCCACGGGCGTCGAGCGCTTCAAACAGGGACTTCACCAGCTCCCAGTGGTTCATCTGCACCTCCACAGCGCAAACAAGGACCGACCATCTTTGGCCGTCCTCGCGCCGCCAGGCGTCCCACCCCATCCTAGCACGTCACTGAATCCGATTCAAGCGCCTGCGGCGGGCGGCTGGTCGGATGGGTTTCGGGGAGGCTCCGTTTCGCCTGCGGCGGTCCGCTGCCGGGACAGACCGTGCCTCGTCGACCGTGAGAGGCCCGTCACGCGGTCGGTGATGCGCACACCCGACTCCGTCTTGTTCTGGTGTTGCCCGCCCTTGCCGCCCGAGCGGAAGGTGTCGAGACGGAAATCCTCGCGGGTTCGGCCGATGCGCTCGGCAACGTAAGACGAGACCCTCATGCGCTTCACAGCTTCACCTCGTGCTTCTCGGGCATATTGTAGACGCGCTTCCTGTAGTCGGAGCCGTAGATGCAGCGCGGGTCGCCGTTCAGGCCGACCGAGAACGACCGCTCGCACTCGCGCACGCACCACTTGTTCAGGCGGTCGTCTGGACGCGCGGGCTTGCCGTGTCCGCCCTCGTAGGTGCCAGGATCCTGCGGCGCGACGCCCAGTTCGTCGTCGGCGAGCCACATGCAGTCGTCGTCGTCGTTTGGGTCGAGGTCGACTCGCGGTCGGGACTGGTGTCCCCAGGCCTTGTCGCAGCGCGCGTCGCATCCCACCAGCACGGGCTGACCGAAGTAGCTGATGCGCTTGACGATCTTGACGTCGACCTCTACGAGGGTGTTGGGCTTCATGGCTGCACCTCGCCGCGGAGGCGCTCGAGCTCCAGCGCCTGCTGCTGGTTGGCGTGCAGCAGCGCCTCGTAGGTGTCGGGGTTGCCGACGATGGCTTGGAGGCGGGCCACCTTTGCGCGGACCTCGTCGCGCTCGCGAATGACATCCCCTGCGATTCGGTCACTCAGTGACGCACGAATAGCCGCCCCGTTGTAAGCGTCACGCAGGTCATCGAGCTCGCGGGTCAGGCGCTCGATACGCGGATCCTCCAGGCCGAAAACGAACATCGTCTCGCCATTTCGCCTCCACCGTTCTGCGTCAGCGACGTAGGTCACAACGCGCTCCACAGTCCTGCCGGTATACTCTCTCGTGGCCGGGCTCCACTCGCGAAGCAGCAGCACGTCACCCTCTTCGGGCACGGGTCGCTCGCCTCCGACGGAACGGATCTCGAACGGCTTCACCCCGTCGAGGATGGCCTGGAACTGTGGCGGCCAGCACTTGAACTCGTGGACCTTCCGCTCACTCACTGTCTCGCACCTCCTCGGTTGACTTCACCTTCACGTACACGTCTGGGTAGTTGAGGGCGTGCATGCCGATCTCGACCATGCGCACGCCGCAGAAGGGGCAGCACTCGACCAGCGAGTCAACCCCGGGGTTCTTGCGCGTCATGCGCTCGTTTCGGTAAACCAGGATGTTGGACGACTCCTCACCGGTCTTGAGGTTGAAGGTCGTGACGACCTGAAATCCCTTCGCCCCGCGCTCGACCAGCAGGCCGTCCATCCCCCTGCACCAGGCGCCCTTTGTACAACTGGCCATCACATCTCCCTCCAGGCGGTCAGCAGCTGGTCGACGGCGCGCTTGATGCCCTCGGGCTGCGCCGACAGGTCGCGGGCACGCATCGAGCCGAGCAGTTGCACGGCCTTGGCCACGGGGTCGTCCGTGTCGACGTCGGGCTGCACCGAACGGCGCACCGCGGTCGACGGGTGCCGCATCGCCGCGGCACGCTCGGGGTTGCGGCGCTCGTGGCCCTCACGCATCCGCTTGCGGTGGCAGTCGCCGCAGAGGCTTCCGCCAGGCCGGAACTTCGGATCGCTGCCGCCACAGTCCGGGCATGGCGCCGAGACCGCCCGCGGCGCGGGCTTCTTCCTGCGCTTGTGGCCGTCGGACATCGCCTTGTGCATGCACTGACCACAGATGCCCTTCGCCCGCGCCCAGGTGACGAGGGTCTTCGGCCCGTCGCCGCCGCACCGTGGGCAGGGCGCTGCCGCGGGCGTGGGCTGGGCCTCCTCCGCGGCCGTCTCGGTCGGCGCCGCAGGCGTGGGGGCCGACGCGGGCTCGAGCACCGGCGCTCCCTTCTCGTCCACCATTCGCCCGGAGTCGTCCAGGAAGTGGCGCTCCGAACCTTCCCGCCGCTGTCGCTCACGCGTCAGGTACGTCCACGCGCGCGGCAGCGGGATGCCGAGGGCCTCGGCCGCCTTCTTGATCTGCCAGCCCTGTCCGTCGACGAGGTTGACGAAGGTCCTGATCTGGTCCACCGTGTGTTCCACGGTCTCGGTCGCTTGCTGCAGCACGGGCTGCTCCTTTCGTTCGGGTAGAGATGGCGCAGGCACGTCGGGCCGTTCAGTGCGGCTAACCTCGTGGCGCCAGTTGCACTTCACGGGCGCGCCCTTCCGCAGGCCGCGCTCCTCGAGGAGGCGCTCGCGCACCTCGCGCTTCAGCGGCGTGATGTTGAGGCAGCGGATCTGCACGACGTCGTACCAGGCGCCGTCGATCCACTGCTGGATGGTCTCCTGGACGGCCTCGCCCTCGCCAGGCGCCGCCGCACTTGCGCGCGCTGTCCGGTGGGAGCTGCGAGCGCAGGCGGCAGACCTGGCGATGGAGCACCGACATGGCGGCGTCGTCGTGGTACACGCTCACGGCTGCCGCCTAGCCCGCTCCGCTGCCAGCGCAGCGTCGACCGCGCGCTGGATCCACTCCACCGTCGAGTCGGCGGAGGCGTGGATCAGCTCGAGGTCGGCCTGGCGCAGGCGGACGGGAAAATTGAACATCCGCAGCGCTTCCTCGGGCTGCTGGCGCTTCACGCGGCGGCCTTCTTTTCGAGGGCGGCGAGGGCGGTGTCGAGCTCGTCCTGCACCGCGGCGAGGTCTTCCTTGGCATTGTCGAGCTTCTCGCTCAGGTCATCGACCTTGAACTTCAGCTCGTCGATCTCGTCCTCGTCGTGGTCGCACTTGCACACGTGCTCGGGCATCTTGAGCAGCGAGTCGAGGACGATGCCAGCCTGCTCGCGCAGGTCGTCGGGCTCGATGTGCCCCTTCATGATGTTGTCGAGCCACTCGATCAGCGTGGCTTTCATAGCCTCGAAGTTGGTCTCGAAGCGAACAACGTTCTCCAGGGTGGTAGTGTACATCAGGCGGCCTCCTTCACTCTCACGGGCATGACCAGGTAGAAGAGATCGTCGCTGTCGACGGGCTTGAGCACCGTCATCGACAGGGGGTCGTTGAGCAGGATGCGGAGCTCCTCGGAGCCCGCGCTGGCGACGGCGTCGAGCAGCTTTCGGCCGTTGAAGGCCATCTTGATCGGCGTGCCGTCGAGGCGGATGGGCACCGTCTCCTCGCCGTCGCCGACGTCGGGGTCGTTGGAGGTGACGCGCAGCGTGTCGGTCTCGAACTCGAGCTTGAAGAGGTTCGGCTGGACCTTTTCCGTCTTGCTGTCCCTCTGGGCGGCGACGAGCGCCCGCTTCAGCGCCGACGCCAACGTGGCGCGGTGCACGTAGACCGTGCGCGCCGTCGACTTCGGGACCAGCGCACGATAATCGGGGAACTTGCCGTCGATGGTCCTGGCCATCAGGGTGAGGCCGTCAAGCGTGAACCAGACGAGCCCTACCCCGAAGGACACCGACAGCTCGCCCGTCGCGTCAGCGAAGAGCTTGGCGAGCGCGCTCATGCCGCCCGACGTGACGATCGTGCTCGACGCCTTCACGCCTCGCACTTCGCTGCTGCGAGCACGCTCGACGTGCGCCAGGCGGGTACCGTCTGACGAGGTGGCGGAGAGCTTCTTGCTGTCGAGCTCCACGAAGATGCCCGTGAGCGACACGCGCGTTTCGTCGGGGTGAGCCACGCACGACTTGATGTGGGCGAGCATCCCGTGGAAGGTCTGCACGTCCATCTGCACGTCGACCTCGTCGGGCGCCTGGTGGATGATCGGGAATTCGTCGTAGGAGAGGGCATTGAAGCGATACTTGGAGCCACGGGTCTTGACCGTGAGGCGCGGCCCCTCGAGGTGCAGGGTGACATCGTCGTCCACCAGCTGCGAGACGAGAGCGGTGAGCAGGTGAGCGGGCACAGTGCAGCCGCCGGGCTCGAGTACCTGAGCTGGGACATCTCGCTCGATGGCGATCTCGAGATCAGTGGCCGAGACGCGGAGGGTGTCATCCTCGGCGCGCAGCAGCAGGTGGCTGAGAATGGGCAGGGGGCTCTTGTTGTTGACGGCGACGGCTGACGTGAGCACGGCCGCCTTAAGGTCGTTGCGGTGGATGGTGAGCTTCATCGGGCCTCCTTCACTTCGTGGATGGGGTGATGCTGTTAGTTGTGTTAGTTGTGTTAGTTGTGTGATATGTATAATGTGCTATGTACGCGCGCGCACTGACTGGCTAATTTGAACTCAGTCCACTTACACCACTAACACCACTAGCCATGGTCAGAGTATGACTCGGGGCGAATGCATAGCCCGGTACGCACGCGCATTCCACCAGCGCCTTCGCGTGAGGGGAATCCGCGATCGGTGAGGTAGTCGTTCATCGTGCGCTTGCCCATGGCACGATAGCTGTTCTGCTCGCACCAACGGACGTAGGCGGTGTAGAGCGTCTTCACAGTCACCTGGAACTGGGTACCGACGTCGCAGCACTCCACGAGGAACTCGTTAACGTTGTCGCTTTCTTGGCGGTACTCCTGAGTAGCAGCTTGGACCTCATCGGGCGGTTGCAGGCGCGCGCGCTGCCACTCCAGGCACCCCGCCAACGCCCAGTTGAGGATGCCCGACAGCTCGGCGCGCAGCTTGTCGCGCAGGTGCGGGTCGCGCTCCTCGGGCGGGATGAAGACCGTGAACGGGACGAGGTGGATGCGCGCCCAGATGCCCTCGTCGGTGCCCTGGATCTTCGGCTTGTGGTTCACGGCGTAGAAGAGCTTGTGGGACGGCATGAACTCGAAGGGGTTGCTGTGCATGTAGCGGGCCGTGATGGTGTCGCGGCCCGTGGTCTCCTTGAGGAAGGCCTCCTTGAGACGGCGTCCCTCCTCCACCTCGGAGGCGAAGGCGAAGCGTGCGCCCTTCAGGCGGGCGAGCTCGGGTGTCGGGCCGCCGCTGTTCGGCTTGGCCGCGTCGAGCAGCAGCTCGCTGGGCAGCTTGCGCGCGAAGTCGGGGCCGAGCATCGAGGCGATGGTCTCGATGAAGGTGCTCTTGCCGTTGCGGCCGTGCCCGAAGAGCACGAAGCAGCACTCCTCCGCCACGCTACCCGTGAGCGAGTAGCCGACCACGCGCTGTAGGAAGCGGACGAGGGTCTCGTTGCCGTCCATGATGCGGTGAAGGAACCGCTCCCACGTGGGGCAGGTGGCCGCAGGGTCGTAGGTGACGGGCGCCGTCTTTGTGATGAGGTCGGCCTGGTCGGCGGGGCGCAGCTCACCCGTGGCCAGGTGGAGCGTCCCGTTCTCCACGTTGAGGAGGAACGGGTCGCGGTCGAGGTCGTCGGGCTCCACGGTGACCATGGGCTGCGCGACTCGCGTCATGGCGCTCAGGCGGCCGACCGACTCCGACATGAACGCCCAATCGTTGAGCTTCTTCCGCTGACTCTTGGACAGCCCCGAGCGCGTCGCCTCGACGTGGATGCTCATCGCCGTCTTCTGCGCGCACCGGTCGATGCCGCCGATGTCGTCGATGCGCATCCGCCGTCCATCCCACACGAGCCAGCCGATGGAGGCGCAGTAGCGGATGGAGTCGCCATGCTTGCGCACCAGGCGCTGCGCGTTCCCCAGGTCGGTGCAGTGCAACTGGTCCTCGTTCGCGGCGGCCGCGGCCTCAAGGGTGGCGGCGTCGGGCACCCACTGCGGAGTTCTCGCGATGATCTCCAGCAGCTGCTCCTCGGTGCCGCCGGCCTCGACCCAGTCGGCCACATCGAACTTGCTGCCCTCGAGCCCGTCGGGGATGGGGACCTCGAGCACAACGATCTCCCCGACGCGTCCGTACAGCGACTGCGCGATGGTGTGCGCGTGCTTGCGGCCCGTCTCGTCCGGGTCGGAGAAGATGACCACGCGCCCGGCGCCGTTGAGTGCGGCCGCGTAGTCGGAACCGTCGCGCAGCCACTTGCCCGCGCCCATCGGGTTGCACGTGGCCAGCATGCGGAGCCGCTCGAGCGCGAGCACGCACTTCTCGCCCTCGGCCACGTAGATCGTGCGCCCCGCACGCGAGGCAGCCATGATGTCGCGGACTCGCCACGGGTACAGTTGCACGTCCTTCGGAACGCCGAGCTCCCAGCGCCCGTCGCCCGCGTAGACGTACTGTGCGAACTTCTTCTTCGCGCCCTCGGCCGGGAGGTACCGTCGGACGAGCAGACACGGCGCACCCGAGGGGTCTTCGTAGACGTAGACGGCCTGGGTGCCAGGCAGCGCCTCGACGGCATCTTTCGTCGGCCTGGTCATCTGCTGCACGAAGGCGCGGGCCTGGGCCGCGAAGCTGCTCACGATGTTGTCAGGCGGCTGCTCCGACTTGCGCTTGCCGTTGGACGCCCAGAAGAGGTCGCCCACGTCGAGCCCGACGGCGGCCGCGATCTTCGGCGCGTCGGCCCCGCACGCGTGGCAGTGTAGCAGCAGACCGCGGTCGCCCTCCGTGGCGGTCGCCGACGGCTTGCTGTCGGGATGCACGGGGCAGCAGAACTCCCACTTGCCGTCGCCGGTGGCGCGAACCTTCTGGACGCGGGAGAGGAACATCGAGCTGATCTCGCCGGGGGTGCGGTTCACGGGCGCACCTCCTCTGCGGGGGCTGGCCCAAGCGTGCAGCTTGAGGAAGAATCCTTCTCAAGCGCACGCTTCGCGAGCCAGTACTTCTCCAGGACGTAGAAGGTGAAGGCTTCGGCCATCTCGCGCGTGCTGGCGAAGATGGGGGCCACCCCGTACTTGGCGTACCAGGAGATCAGACTCTTGATGACGACCTTCGGGTTAACGTTGCTCCAGCGATTCTTCCGCGTGGCGCAGTCCTCGATGTCACCTTCCACGACCAGCACGGCGCGCTCGTAGCTCGCCAGCCGCTGGTACTCGCGCTCGAAGCGGGCGCGGTCGGTCGTGAAGCACTGGAACAACTCTACGGGCCGCTTCCGTTCCACGGCGACGCGCGTCTCGTAGCCCAGCAGTGAATAGTCGCCGCTGTCGAGCTTCGCGCGCACCGTCGTGCAGGGGAACTGGTAGGGAAGCTGCTCACGCGTGTCGATGACGATGACCATCTCAGAAGCTACCCTCTCCGCGGAGGAGCCCCTCGAGTCGAGTGAACCGCCTGGCCTGGGCCTGGCGCTTGACGATCTTCTGGACCTCCCCGGACTGGCCGACACAGACGCAGACCTCCCGTGCGCGCGAAATCGCGGTGTAGAGCCAGGAACGCTGGAGCACCAGCGACGACTGGCTGCGATGGATGGGGACCACGACGGCGGGCGCCTCGGATCCCTGGAACTTGTGACACGTGATGGCGTACGCGAGCTCGAGCTCCGCCTTCGACCACTGAATGGCGACCGTGCGCGTCGGCGACTCGAAGGTCACGGTGTAGGTGCGCGCTCGCGTGTCGATGGCGTCGAGGAAGCCGATGTCGCCGTTGAACACGCCAAGCTCGTAGTCGTTCTTGGTCTGGATGACCTTGTCACCGACCGCGAAACGCATGTTCTCGCCCGGTCGGTTCGGGTTGAGCGCCGCCTGGAGCCGCTTATTGAGCTCCTTGCAGCTGGTCTCGTTCTTCTCACGGATCGGCGTGATAACCTGAATCTCGCGCATCGGGTTGTAGCCGCGGCCGTAGGAGGGGAGGCGGCGGGCCACCAGGTCGACGACGGCTTGCACGATGGCCTCGGCGTCCTCGTGCTCGTCCCAGAAGAAGTCGGCGCTGGCCTCGTTGTCGATCGTGATGTTGCGGCCGTCTCGCAGCGAGTGGCAGTTGCGGATGATGAACCCTGCGTCTTGACGCTTGATGGTGCGCAGCTCGGCCACGTCGACGATGCCGCTCGAGATGATGTCGCGGAACACGTTCCCCGGGCCAACGGGCGGCAGCTGGTTCGTGTCGCCGATGAGAATGAGGCGAGCTCGCAGGGGCAGTGCGGCGATGAACGAGGCCATCAGCGACACGTCGATCATCGAGCACTCGTCGAGCACGACCACGTCCACGTCAAGCGGGTTCTCGGCGTTGCGCGTGAAGACGAAGCGGCCGTTCATCGGCAGGGGCTCGAGGAGTCTGTGGATGGTCGTGGCCACCTGGTCGGTCTGCTCGGACAGGCGCTTGGCGGCCTTCCCCGTGGGAGCCGCGAGGGCGACGCGCGCACTTGGGGGCAGCGAGGCCAGGATGCGGCGCACCGAGTAGGTCTTGCCCGTGCCGGGGGCGCCGCGCAGCACGAACACGCGCGCGGTCTGCATCTTCGTCAGCGCCTCGATCTGGTCGTCGGCCAGGCCGTCGACGTCGAGCTCGCGGTCTTCCTCGCCCTCCCACGGCCCGAGTTGGACCATCGCGCGCAGTTGCTCGGCGATGTTGTGCTCCGCGCGCGCCAGGCGAGCGATGGACAGGTCGTAGCCGGCCAGCCCGAGGAAGTTGGACTCGGTGCGTACCACGACCTCGCCCAGCGCCTCGATCTGCTCTTCGATGGCGGCCGCGGGCACGCGCAGCAGCTCCATCGCCTTCTTGCGGAAGATGCTGTCCGGGAGGTACGTGTGGCCGTCTCCGCCCGCCGCGGTATCGAGCACGTGCATGATGCCGGCGCGAATGCGCGCGGGGTCGTCGATGGGCGTGCCGAGGTTGACGCGCACGCGGTCCGCCGTGAGAAAGCCGACGCCGTCGAGCTCGAGCAGAGCGAACGGGTTGTCCTGCACCACGACCAGCGCCTCATGCTGCCACTTCGCCAGCGCCTTCGTGATCGCGCTGCGCCCGAGGCCGGTGTCGTGGAAGAGCGAGGTCAGTCCTACGGTGGCCGCCTCGAGCAGTTCGTTGGCCTGCAGCATGCGCTGGATGTCGAGCGCGCGGTCGATGGTCACGCCGTTGATCTCGGCGGCGACGCGCTCTGGCTCAGTCTTCAGCACGTGCAGCGTCTCAGGCCCGTATGCCTGCACGATGGCTTCGCCCACGGTGGGCCCGATCCACTTGGCCGCGCCCATCAGGTACTGCACGATGGCGGGCGGTTCGGTGGGAAGCTCGACCTCGTACGACGTGAACGCGAATGCTGGCGCGTAGCCGTTGCGGCTCGGGGCCCACTCGCCCACGAAGCGATACGACGCGCCGAGTTGGGGCGCCACACAGCAGCCCTTCACGCTCTTGAAGCCTTGCGGCGTGCGCACTTCCGCGATGATGTAGGACGTGCCCTCGGGGCGCGTCTCCCAGTCGCGCGGGAAGATCACGCGGGTCATCACCCCGTGCAGCTCAGTGCCTTCGGGCGTCGTCGTGGTCGGTGAGGAGAGATCAAGCATCGGAGGCCTCGCGTGGTGGGGTGAGGCGCCCCGCCCGCGCTCGATGGCGGGGACGGGGCGCGTGACGGCGTCGTCCTAGAAGGGCATCTTCTTGGGGGCGCCGTTGGGGGCGGGGCTGGGCGTCGGCTGCGTGGGGGCGGGAGCCGAAGCTGCCGCCGCGGCGGGCTTGGGCGTGCTCACGGGGGCGTCGAGAGCCACAGGCGCGAAGCCTTCGGGCTTGCTGTAGCCAGCCCAGTCGAGCTTGTTGGAGACGTAGACCTGGCCGTTGGCCTCGTTCTTGTTCTCCTCGACCTTGACGTTGGCGATGGCCTGCTTCCCGACCCACGTGATGCTGTTCAGGTTGAGGCGTCCGCTCACGTCCTCCACGTCGGCCAGGCGCTTGAGCGCGTTGACGAGGCGCGGCTTGGCGTTCTCGGTGAAGACGATGTTGTCGAAGACATTGCAGCCGCTGTACTCGCCGTCCAGGACCTGGAGGGTGAGCTTCAGCATGGGGTTGTTGTTCTTGGACATGGCGTACTCGGCGTCCGTGACGACGACGTGGTACTTGCCCGCGGGGATCAGGGAGTGCTCGGTCGCCTCGTCGGCGCCGGAGAGGTCGATGATGCCGTCGAAACCGTTGCTCACAGTTCGATGTCTCCTTCTTCTTCGTTGGGTTGACCGTTGCCGGACTCTGGGGTGGCGGCAGCCGCCGCCTGGGCCTCGACCGCGGCGCGCAGGCGCTGGCCGAGCTCGACGATCTGCTCGGGGCGCAGCGTGCTCAGGTCGCGGGTGCCGTACGTCGCCTCCACGGTGGCGAAGAAGTCTTCCCACGACAGGCCGAGGATCTGAGCGAACATCCCGAACAGGAACACCGCGTCGAGGTTGACCGTGGGGGCGGGAGTCGCCGCCGCGGCGGGCTGGTTCCCACCAGCTGCGCCCTCGAGGTCCTCCACGTCCTGGCCGAAGATGTCGCTCGCGCCGGTGACCGTCAGGATGCAGTCGACGAGGGCGCGCTTCTTGGCCATCTTGAGGATGGTGTTGGCGTCGTCGTATGGGTTGCGGCGCACCTGGCGGCAGCGGATGGGTTTCCCCGCCTTGTCGCGGCCGCGCTGGAACTTCTCGCGCCGCTGGTCCTCGGGGGCCTCGTCGTACTCCTCGGCCACGACCACGTCGCGCCAGGCGTACTTGGACTCGAGGCTGCTGCACTCGCCCACGCCGCTGCCCAGGTAGGCGCCCGTGCCGATGTGCGTCGCGCGCACGGTGACGCGGTAGCGGATCACGTCGGGCGAGGGCGAGAGATCCTCGACGAGCGCGTCGGGCGCGATGCGGAACAGTTGGCAGAGCTTCTCGGCGCCGCTCTTCATGAGGGTCTTGCGGTCGCCGCACCCAGGGATGATCCCGTAGTGCTCGCCCTCGCGCATCACGCTGCGCAGGGCCTGCTGCACGAGTAGCGCATGCTGCGCGACCTGCTCGACGGTGAGGGTTGACAGCGAGGCGTGCGGCTCGCGCGGTTCGATGACGGCCAGTTCGGTGGACGTGGATTCCATCAGCGGGCTCCCTTCTTGCTGCACTCGGGGCCGATGCCCGAGGCGATGGACTCTGGAGTCGTCAGGCGGCGGTCGCACCGGAAGCAGCGGCGCGACATCATCAGCTGGTAGGTGTGCGACTGGCCGTCGGGGCCAATGAAGCGGCGGAAGCCGCCGACGATCATGTGAGTGAGGCGCTCGGCGTAGAAGACGAAGTCGTCACCGTCGGGCGACTGTCGGATCTTGAGCCAGACGTTGATGGGCCAGCGAACGACGCCGTCGTGGACGTCACCGAACGGCTTCCAGTCGAGCTCGTTGTCGTGCTTGACGAGCAAGTAGATGATGCGCTTCCCGGGCTTGAACTCGGCCTTCTCCGACTGGCGCTCGATGCTGAATGTGCGATGGCCGAACGGACCCGATACAGTGAAAATGCCCGAGGGGATCACCTGGCAGGTGCCATTGAGCTCCACCGTCTGCTCGTCTTGGTGGGAGAGGTGCGTGACGGCTTCCATCAGCGGACCGCCCCGTTGGCCGTGAGGTGGGCGACGACGTCGCGGACGTCCTCGGCGTCGAGCTCGCCTAGGCGCGTGATGGGGCGTCCCACCAGCTCGCCGAGGAAGCCCATCGCCTTCACGGTGTCGCTGTAGCCGAGGGCACGCAGGCCGTCGCGAATGACCGTCAGCTCGGGCGCGTTGGGGGCCACGGGCTCCACTACCACGCCCGTCGTCGGCTTGAAGAGCACGGCGTTGGGGTCGGTCTCGGGCTGCGGCTCGTCGCCTGCGGCGGGCTCGCTGTCGGCCGCAGGCGAAGGCTCGGGGCCCTCACCCACGGGCAGAGCAGCGCCAACAGCCATCTGGCGGGCCTGCTCAATGAGATCGTCCATCCCGTCGCCGGCGAGGGCCGACTTGCGACGGCGGCGCGTAGGCGGCAGCTGGATCACCGTGCCTGCGGCGGCCGGCGTGGGCTCAGCGGCGGGGGCAGGCGTCGAAGCTTCGGCGGGTGTGCTGCGAAGCTTGTTGACCGCCACCTGCACGTCTTCACTTCGTCGCCCGAGACCGGCCGCGATGTTGCCCAGATCGAGTTGGGGCAGCGCCGCCTCGACCTCGTCTTCGGGCGCCGCAGGCCCGACGATGTGGACGTGGAGGTTCTTGATGTGGACCGTGACCGTTACGTTCATACTCTGCGGGTGCTCCATCCGTTGCGTTTGGGTTTGGGCTCGTACTTGCGACCCCAGCACTGCTCGTAGAGCGGGCACACCTGCGGCGGCTCGTAGTGCGTGCCGTCCCAGTCGTACCACTTGGGCTCGTAGTAGCAGTCCAGGATCTTGGGCTCGTCGAAGGGGCGGGCGGGCAGCTCGTGCCAGCGGAGTGCCTCGACGCGTCGGTCGAACTCAGTGGCCAGCGCGGCCGCTCTCGGCTCGTCCCACGGCACCTCGACGGACTGGCGGGTGTCGCCGAAGTCCTCGCGGCCGAGGTAGAGCAGCTCGTAGGTCTCGGGAACGCCCTCGATGCGCGCGCCCGCACGGGTCAGGCAGAAGCCGGCCTGGCGCCAGAAGTGCCACTCGAGCAGCGCCTGGTCGACCTGCGCCGCCTTCGGGATGCCGACGCCGAACTTTCCGGGCACCATCTTGCCCTGGTACTCCCAGATGGCGCGCCGCTTGGTCGACTTGATCTGCACGCCGCGGCCGCCGCGCTCGAGCTCGAACGTCACGCGGCCCGTGGGGCGGGGGGCGCGCAGCAGGTTCTCCACCATCAGGACGTCGGGGTGCGTCCAGGTGCCCGGCACCGACGTGGGGACGCCGACCTGTTCCTCCGACTGCGGGAGGACGGTGCGGATGCGGCGGCCTGCGGCGGCTTCGAGCAAGTGACCGCCCTCGGAGTAGACGAAGGGGAACTCGCCCGGGTCGGTCACGCCGAGCGCCTCCGCCACGACCTTCCGAGCGCAGCTGCCGATGCTGCTCACGCGGATCTGGTCGCGGCGGAACGTGCGCTGCGCGCGCTCCCGCTCGATGACGCGGTCGATGACCTCGCACGCGCTGTCGAACAGGCAGGCTCCAACGAGCGCGTCGACGCTGGTCGTGATCACTGCGCTCACGCCTTCTTCACGGTCGCGCGGAACACGGGCTTGCCCTGCGTGACGGTCTTGTACGGCGCGAGCATCGGCACCAGAGTAGGCAGCTCGTCCTGGGCCTTCTTCACGTCCCACGCGCAAACGTAGGGGGCCAGCATCGCCTTGATGATGGGGCTGTCGATGACTGCCTGCTCGACGTTCCACTTCACCGACTCGGGGACGCTGCGCGTGAGCTGGAAGTCGTCGGTGGCGAGGGTCTTGTAGTCGGCGAATGCGGGCTCGAGCTGCAGCGCCAGCTGAGCGCACTGCTTCTTGAAGCCCTCGGCGAGGGCTTCGGCTGCCTTCTGTGCACGGTAGGCGTCAGCGTACTCGGTGAGCAGCTCACGGACCTGGGTATCGGTGAGGGCGTCAGTGAGGTTCGTGCCGTCGGTGCTCACGATGCCACCTCCCGCGAGGCCAGCAGGCGGCTGAAGACGTGCACGAACAGCCAGGCCACGTCGTGGCAGAAGGCCGCGCGCTCGGCGGGCTCGTGGAAGTAGCAGACCGACTCGATGGTGTCCCCGAACTGCTTCTGCGGCATGTTCACGGACAGCGTGCCATCCTGGTTGTGGAAGATGCGGACGCCGCGGATCCGCAGGCCGTGGTACTTGAACTCGGCCGCGCCCACCATGTTGGAGTTGGTGCTCCGCGCGGCGTGGATGGTGAGTCGGCCCCACGGGCAGCTCTGCCAGTCGGGCGCGGGTTCCTTCGCGAGGTCGCTCGGGACCAGTGGTGTATGCATCGGTGTCTCCTGTACGCGGTGTTCAGACCAGCAGCGCCGCCACCACGAGGATGGCGACGATGAAGAGGAAGCCGCCGGCGACGTCGGCGAGGCTGGGGAGGACGAGCAGCTCGGCGTCATCGTCCTCGAGGGTGTGGGAGAGCCGCGCGGAGGAAGCGGAGGGTCTGCAGGGCTTCCGCCGTTGTGTGGCGCCTGACGGTGAGGCGGTAGCCACCGACCATCGTCCAGGTCGCGGAGTCGACGTGCATTCGCTCGCAGTGCGGGCGCGGGTATCGAAGCTGCGTCTTGGCCACATTCACATCGCCTCCAGGTAGCACTCAATGGCGCATCGGACCACCTCGGGTACGCTGCCGTGGCTGGGGGCGAGACGGCGGATCTCCTGCAGCGTCTCCTCGGTTACCAGCACTTTGATGGCGCGTCTCAGCCCCTCTGGCACGCAGATGACGCACTCACAGTCCGGCTTGTGGGGCAGCCGCTTCATGCCTTTGGTGAACTTGCCCCTCGGCTGGCGCCTGCCGTTGTAGATGCGCTGGGCGCGCGTGGCCATCCACTCCACCATCGACTGGCGCTCGATGAACCACTTCATCTGCGTCATGCCAGCGCCGTGGTGCTTGCGCTGCCTGCGCGTCGTGGGCACAGGGCGCTTCTCCGCCCTCACGACCCCGCGCTGGGCCAGGTGCGCCACCGTGGTGTAGCACCGATAGCCGAAGAGCGAGGCCGCGGTGCGGGTGTCGATCCACTCTGCGAGCTCTGTCTGTGCCATTGATCAGCCCTCCACGTTCACGTCTACGTCGCGCTCACGCGCAATGTTGACTCGCACTCGGCCGCCGCCGCGCTGGCGCGAGTCGAGGATGCCGGCCGCGCCGCGGGCGGTCTCGGCGCCGCGGGTGATGTGCGACTCGGCTGCGGCCAGGTGCTTGATGCGCTTCCCGGCGTCGTCGAGGCGCTTCTCGATGGACTACCGCTGGCGGGCCAGTTGCGCGCGCTGTCGTCGGAGGAACGACATCTGGCTGTCGTTGTCGGCGAGCATCGTGTCGACCAGGTGGAGCTCCTGAGTGGTCTCGTGCAGGCACTTCAGATCGGCGTCGATCGCGGTGCGCACGTGCTTGCGGCTGTCGAGATGGTGAGCGATGTCGTTCTCGACGAGCTCCTCCGCGCGGGCTAGTTCCGGGTCGGGGGGAGCGAAGTGACTGGGGTTGACGTTGCTCTGCATAGCAAGCTCCTGCGTAGCGGTAGGGTGAAGGAGGTTCTTCAATCTCCGATCCGTCGTGGACCGGAGCGGCTTACAATGGGGGCGGAAGGCTATCTAGCCTGACGGCGCCTGTTGCGAATGGCGTCGGCTTGCGCGAGCATGTCGGCGACGCGCGGGCGCCGCCGGGGAGGAGGGCTGAGTTGCACGGCTGGCGGCTGCTTGTTGCGGGACGCCATCCAGTCGAGGGTGGCCTGGCGGGGCCACCTCCGGCTGGTCCGCCCAACGCCCGTGTTGATGACGGGGCAGCCAGGTTGCTGAGCGAGGCGCGCGAGCTTCTCTTGCGTTCGGATGCCCAGCAGTTCGCCGATCTGGGTGTCGGTCAGGAACTCGTCGCTCACGGCGCCACTCTCCCCACGGCGCGCCGCGGGCCCGTGAGGTCGTCGACCTCAACGCGAAGCGCGTGCGCCAGGGTGATCAGATCGAGGTCGGTGGCTTCGGTGGCGCCGCGCTCGATGTCTCGGATGCGGCGGACGCTGACGCCGCTGAGCTCCGCGAGCTCGCGCTGGCTGCGGCGGCGCTGGCGGCGCCAGGACTCCAGGCGGGGGCCGACCTTCGTGAGGTCGCCCCAGCGGTACCCCGATGACGAGGGGATGGAAACAGGTTGCGGGCCGACGGCGCGGGACGCGATGGCGGGCGCGTTGGTGGGGGCGTCGTCGGTCCGCGGAGAGGCGGGTGCGGCCGCGGGGTCGGTGCCCGTGCCGCCGCAGGCGCCGCAGTTGTGCATCGGCGCCCACGTGTACGCGTCCAGCGCCAGCGACTGGAACAGCTTGTTCAACTCGACGCACGAGGGGCAGGTGATCGCGCCTGCGGCGGGCTTGCTCATGGCTGGACCGCCTGCGGCGCGCTCGTGGGGAGGAGGGGCTGCGCCTGCGGCTCGGGCGCGGGGAGGTCGCGCGACCAGTCCGACGGCTGGTTCACGGCTTCGTCACCCGCGGGAGCAAGGAGGGCGTCCACCGTCGTGTTGAGGGCGGCGGCCAGGCGGGGGAGAACGTCGCGGGAAGGGCCACGCCCCTCGATGGTCTCCCAGTTGGACACGGCCTGGGGTGTTACGCCACAAGCCTGTCCCAGAGACTGCGTGGACATACCTAGATGGCGTCGCAACGATCTGATTCGGGAGCCAATCACCTGAGAGTCACCTCACGCTGTGTTGAGTATAGACTACAACAAAGCGTGAGGTATTGTCAACAGGTTGTGAGGTATACGACAATCACGGATGTGGTAGAGCGTATCGAAGAGCGCTTGCGCGCCCTCAACATGACCAAATACGAGCTCGCGAAGCGCCTGGGCGTAAAGGAGCAAACCGTATACAATTGGTGGGCCAGGCAGGCCACAGGTGGGGGGCCCAGTAAACGAATCATCGCCACCGATCCGGGCCGCCGCAGGCTGTGCTACCATCACCCGATGGAGGTGGCTATCAGTGGCCCAGTCGAAGCATCCCGGAGTCAGGAAAGACGAAGACGGCGCATGGTGGGTCGACTTCCGATGGGAAGGCCAGCGCATCCGCCGGCGGGTCGACGAGGACGGCGCCCAGCTGCGCGACCGTGAGCACGCCGAGCGCCTACGCCGCGCGCTACTCCACAAGCTCGAGACCGGCCAGGCCATCACCGCCCCACGCCGGGGCATGCGGCCGCGGGCGACGGTCTTCGACGTGGGGGCCGACTGGTACACCGTGGGGGAGGCCTGCCTGGCGTACCTCGATCTCAGCGCGCGGAAGTCGGCCTTCACCGACATCGAGCGGTCGTGCCGCCTCTGGATCCAGTTGTTCGGCGAGAAGCCCATCGACGAGCTCACGTCCCTCGATGTGGAGCTCGCGATGGAGAAGCGCGCCGCCGCCTCGAGCAACAGCACGGCGAACCGAGACCTCACGTACCTACGAGCCGCCATCAGGAAGGCGGTGGCCGCGGGGAAGGCGCAGCGCGACCCGACGGCGCCGATCAAGAAGCTGGCGGAGCCGCCCCACCGGAAGCGATGGCTGCGGCCGAAGGAGGGCGTCGACCTGTGGCCGCATCTCACCGACCCGCAGGACCGGCGCCTGGTGCTCGTCATCGTGAACACGGGCCTGCGGCGGGGGAACGCCTGCGCCATGGAGTGGGCGTGGGTCGACTGGGAGAACGAGATGCTCGACGTCCCGATGACGAAGAGCGGCGACTCGCAAACGGTGCCGCTGAACAGCGTCTCGATGGCCGCCCTGCGCGAGCAGTACACCCAGACCAGCCACTCCCGGTGGGTGTGGCTGGGGAAGCGCGGCGCGACCACCGTCGTCCAGACCAACTGGCTGCGGAGCGGCAACACGCGCTCCTGCGGGTGCCTGCAGCGCGAGTCCAAAGCGGCGAACCTCGGCGCGTACGGCCAGCCTGCCGCACCCGAGTGGATGGTGGGCCGCACCTACCGGCAGTGGACGATCCTGCGCGTCGTGGGCTACCGCGAGACTCGCGTCCGAGGCCGCCGCCGCGCGCACCGTCTCTACGTGGTGGCGTGCAGGTGCTCGTGCGGGACAGAGCGCGAGGTGCTGGCCGGCTCGATCCTGATGGGCAAGAGCCACAGCTGCGGGTGCAAGCGTCTCGGGCGCCCGATGCGTGGCCCGTGGAGCAGCAAGCGGATGGTGCGGTTCCGCGTGGTCAAGACCGAGCCGACGATGGATCGGGCCGCGTTCCGGGCGCGGTGGGATCGGCTGTTCAAGATGGAGGTGGAGGCGTGAGCAAGCACCGCGACACGTCAACCCTGCCGCTCCCGGGCCTCGAGGAGGATCCGCCCCTGCGCCTGCCGCCGACGCCGGCCCAGTGGGTGATGGCGATGACCGCCCTCGCCGCCATCGCCGCCGGCCCCGACCAGACCCGCGAATGGGCGAAGACGCACGACATCGGCCGTGAGCACTGGGCTACGAGCCGCCACAACGTGTGGAGCCGTGAGATGTTGGCGCGTGCCGTTGCGTCGGCCGCGCTTGGGTCAGCTAACGATGCAGTAGAGGGAGGCAAGCAGTGATCGAGATCGCTCCAGACCAGATCCAGAGGATGATCGACGCGCTCAGTGAGGCGCTGCCGAGGCACTACCGCCTGACGGTGACGGTTCGCCACGCGTCGGGAGACGAGACGACGCACGAGACGTATGCGGAGGCGGAGGCTGAGGTCGCCTACGTCGAGCGCGAGGACGCCGAGATCGCCGCCGCTGAGGCCGCGTTGCAGGGGGTGGCGGCATGAGCAGCAGCAGCCTTTCCGCCCTCATCGCCTCCACCGGCCTCACGGGCCAGTACATCGCGAGGAGGGCCTGCGTGTCCGAGTCCCTCGTGTGCCGATACGCTCGCGGCGACGTTTGGACGGCCCACCATCGCGGCCCGGCGGCTACCGTCATCGAGTCGGTCCGCAGCATCGGGGACACGCTGATCCGTCTCGGCGCTGACCGCTCGGACGTGCTCCTGTGGATGATGCGCTGCGGCGTCGCGCCGGCGGACGTGTCGCGCCAGGTGGCTGGCTCCGACATCAGCCAGGCGGAGCCGACCCTCCGCAACGCCATCGCCGCTGTTCCGCCCGAGCGTCACGGCGAGCTGCTGGCGATGCTGCGAGAGGCGGTGAGGTCGTGATGGGCCGCAACGCGTTGAGCGTCTACCGCCGGCGCCGGACGTCCGCTCTGGGCGACGACCTGCGGCGGAGACGTGAGGAGTTCCGTGAGGAGATCGTGAGCCCGCGTGAGGAGAAGTGTGAGGAGATGACGATGGACGAGATGGAGAGGCCGACACAGTGCGGAACGTGCACCAACGTGGTGCCGAAGGGGGACCTGCTGACGAGCCCTGTCGCGCCCCTGTGGGTGTGCTCGCCGTGCTACGACAAGCAGTACGCGGAGATGGCAAGCGAGGTGGCCGAGGGATGAGCAGCGTGACCTCGATCGAGTGGACCAGCACCCATCACCCCGACGGCACCGTAACGCCGGGCCGCACCTGGAACCCCACGAGAAGAACTCGGGGTGGGTGCCACCACGACCCGCCGCGCCTCGTCAACCACGAGGTCTTCGCGAACTGGCCCGCCGTCCGCGCCCTCGACTGGTGCGGCGGGTTCGAGCCGAACGCGGTGACGCTGGAGGTGGAGTGATGACCGACCATCTCCAGTACACCCACGGCGCCGCGTTCCGCTGCCTGCACTGCGGGGCCGAGTACATGCCGACCTACCCGTGCCCCATCGGCGCTCACCGGGCGCTGGCGGGCTGGTGGCGCAAGACGCACACGTCGTGCCTGCCGCTTGCCGGCCGCCCCAAGATCGAGCAGCACGTCATCGAGCCGCCGTCTCCCGTCGTCGTGGAGCGCATCCTCGACCGTCGGCACAGCAGCCAGGTGCGCCTGATCCAGCAGGTGGTGGCTGGCGCGTTCGACGTGCCCTACCAGGCCATCATCAGCGATGACCGCCGACCCCACTACAGTCGTCCGAGGATGGTGGCGATGGCGCTGGCGCGTGAGTTGACGGCCTGTTCGTTGACCCACATCGCCGACTGCTTCGCGCGCGATCACAGCACGGTCGTCAAAGGCATCCAGCGTGTCGAGGGCGACGAGAGTCTGCGGGCACAGGTGGAGCGCATCCGCCCGATGGCCGTGCAGGCGCTCGACAGGGCCGGCGGTGTCGCGTGGAGCGAGGCTCTCAGCCCTCGTCCTGCGTGAGGCCGCGCTGCCTGGCCTGCTTTCTGCGGGCATCCTCGATCAGCGAGCGCACGAAGGCCGCGCCGCCCGCCTGCATCACCCAATCGTGCAGATCGGGGGCGAGTCGCACCGTGAACTTCGGGGCGCCGTCCTCCGCTCGATCCTCTGGGTAGAGGCGGGGGCGCCCTCTCTTCTTGGGCTCGTCCATGACGAGTTCGAGTTCCACATCAGGCATCATGGTCCTACTCTACCAGATTTTCCGACAGTCGGCGACTTGAATTCCGACAGTCGGAAATGGTAGGATGGAACGAAGGAGGTTCGAGATGAGCAAGACCGAGAGAATCGAGGCGCTGGAGAGCGCGCTGCGGGACCTGAGCGAGCGGCATCGTGCGCTCGTGGTCCGCGTGGAGACCCAGAAGTCCCACGACGACATCCTGCGCCTCCGCCACGAGGTCCAGGGCGGTGACGTGTTGGCGCGGCTGAAGGCGACGGAGGCCCGCCTCGCGACCCTGGAGGCCACGACCGCGACGGTGCATCGCGTGGGCGAGCTCGAGGAGCGGGTGGACGGCATCGAGCGCATCACCAGCGGCAACGATGCAGAGTTCGTCGAGCGACTTGACACCCTCGAAAGGCGTATGGCCGAGATGGCGGGGACGGCCGTCGGGCACATCATGTCCCTCCAGGATCGTCTCGACGGTGACGGCGGTTTCGGGTCCACCCTGGTCCGCCACACGCACCTGTTCGACGTTCTCACCGAGCGTGTCGACTCCCTCTGCAAGCACGGCTCCAATCTCGGCAGGTTGCTTGAGGCTCTGACGCGGCGTGTGTCGGCGCTGGAGCCGCCCATCGACCTGCCGGGCATCGAGTCGACCCACGGCCCGCTTACCGCGCAAGCGGCGTCGGTTCGCCTGCGGGAGTTGCGGGAGCAGATTCAGTGCGCGGAAGCGACGATCGCGAGCCTACAGGCCGAGGTCGCGCGCCTGCGCCAGGCGGCTAAGCCTCGGTGCGTGTGCGGGCACCGGATGGACGAGCACCTGGGTGAGCGGAGTTGCTCCTGGGCGATGTGCCGCTGCGAGCAGGCGACGCCTCTCGGGATGGAGGTGCCCTCATGACCCCCGACCGAGAACACCGCATGTTCGAGGCTCAGGCTCGCGCTGGCCGTGCACACGACCTCATCATGCAATTCCACCAGTGGCAGGAGGAGGCGAGCAAGTTCGCTCCCGCCCCGCACTGGAGCCGCACCAAGAAGAAGGACAAGACGGCCGAGGCTATCATCGAGCGGTTACGGCGCGTCGTAGGTGAGCCGAATCTGCTGCGGGATCAGTTCGATGCCGAAGACCGCCGTGCTGACGAGGCGCGAGCGGCCGACGAGAAGGCCAAGCAGCAGCGAGCGGAGGTCGACGCGCTCGACCGTCTGCGCGGTGAGGCTGTGGAGTGGTTGCTTGAGCGCGGCAGGCAGATCAACGTCGACTTCACCGTTGACCGAGCGGTGGAGGTGGCGAACGAGATGGCTTTCACCGAGGCCGTGGATGCCCGTATGATCGAACTGCGGAAGTCTGGTGATCGCGTGTCATTCAACGGCGACGAGTACTGCGAGGGGTGCGACGGGTGGGACGGCGAGAGCCGACGGTGCGAGTGCGATAACCGTCGCGTCTCGTGGGTGCGCGGCTGGGATCACTCGTTCAGGAACCCAAGCATTGAAGCGGAGGCGTTCTGAGATGAGCAACAACAACCCCGACCCCCGCACCCTCGCGGAGGAGGCGCTGGCCCGTGCGGAGGCGGCTACGGCGGGGCCGTGGTTCGTGGAGACTGGCTCCGATGGGAGAGTCCGCAAGACGCTCACCAAGAGTGGCCTGACCGTCTACACCATCGAGGACGGGCGCTCGTCGGGTCTGGGGCCGTTGAAGATCGTGGGCGAGACGAGGGAGGCCGAGTTCGTGGCTCACGCCCGCACCGACGTTCCCGCCCTCGCCCGCGCCGTGCTGGGCCTGCTGGCCGAGGACGCAAAGGCCGCCAGGAGGCGACGCGAGATCCTGGACTGGAACAATGCGGTCCGTCGCCTGGAAGAGGTGGAGGCGGAGGTCAAGTGTCTCACCGGCCAGTTAAACGTGGCCGAGCGCGCCATCTGCGACGCCCTGAGTGACCTGAACGGGGACGAGGACGTGTTTGATCGGGCTGAGGAGGCCATGCTCGGGCTCCAGAAGTACGCGAACACGTTCATGGTCGTGGATCCGCCAGAGGTTGTGCTCAGGTCGGAGTTCGAGGTCCTCACTGCTGAATGCGATGCCCTCAAAGAGCAAGCCGAATCCCTCAGCGCCGACCGAAAGCAGGCGTGGGGCGACGTGGCCGATCTTACCGCCGAGAACGCGCACCTCCGCACCGGCCTCGCCGCGTACCGCGCCCTCGCCCGGGTGACCGGGCGCAGCGTCCTGTGGGGCGACGAGCAGGCGCTCCGGGACGTGGTGGCGTGGGAGGCCGAGGAGACGGCGAGGAGACTGCCGACGAGAGAGGAGGCGAGCGAGTGAACATCTACATCGTGACCCGATTCGTGCACGGCGCAGAGCGTGGCGTGGTGCATACGCCGAACCTCGGGGTGCACACGTCTCAGCGCAGCGCCGAGAACCACTTCAGCTCGTGCGTGACGGATCGGAACCAACACTGCACGTCGGTGCGGAATCTGCCTCGTGTGAGCGAGACGCTCCGATCCGCTGCCGTGAGTGTTCTGCGGGAGGTACAGGCGGTACATGGGCCTGGAGTTGGGGGCGTACCGATGAGCAGCCTCCCTTCACGCCGCGAGCTGGCCGAGTGGCGCAGGATGGACAACATCCTGGAGTTCGTACTGGACGAGGACGACAGCCCCGATGAGGTGGCCTCCGACCTGACTCTCATGGGGCTCGACCCCGCCCCGCTGCGGAAGCGAGTGGCCGAACTGGTGGCGAGGAAGCGGGCCGAGGCCCAGAGCGGGGAGGTGCGAGATGCCTGAGTGGCTACTCATGGCCGTTCTGGGTGGAGTCGCAGTGCTTATCGGTTTCCGCATAGGCATCGAGTTCAGGTTGCGCAGGTGCCCTCACTGCCAGAAATTGGCTGACCGCATAATCCTGATGGTAAACAGCGATTCATTGGAGAACGCCCGCCTTACTAGTCTCGTCATCGAAGCGAGGGATCTGTTCAACAACAGGCGGTTCGGCCAGGACCTTGACAAGTTCATGGAGCGGAGCGCGTATCTGGAGGTGCGAGATGCCTGACGCCAATGCCGCCAAACCTATGGCGCAAAGACAAGCGTCGAGAGGCCGTCTACTGGACGGTCACCGGCAACGGCACCGACGTGAAGAAGGCGTGGTGCAGCAAGACCTGCGCGCGGAAGGACGGTGTTCGACTTGAGCCCTGAAGAGATCAAGCCCGGCCGCACCTACGAGGGGCGAGACGGCAAGCGACGAGAGGTGTACTGTATCAACACGGCGCGGTTCGCCAGCGGCCCGGAGAACGCCACAGTGTCGTTCTTCATCCAGAGCGCGAAGTACGCCAAGACGGTATCGCTCGTGGAGTTCGCGGCGTGGGCCGTGCGGGAGGTGACGGAATGAAGATTCACCTGTTCGGACAGGTAGCATGGAGCGAAGGCAAGGTGCGGTCGGTGTGCGGTCACGTCGTCCAGGCGAAGGCGGTCACGATGTTCGTGGATGCGCTGACGTGCAAGAAGTGCATCGCTGCATACGAGCAGTTCGAGCCAGTGCGTGGTGTGCTGTATCCGAAGCGGGAGGTGGAGTGATGGGCGACTGGTTCGGATTGCTCCAAGAGGAGCGCGTCAAGTGCGAGCGCCAACCGACGTGCGGAGGAGGCCGAGGCCGACGTGGCGAGACTGCGGGAGCGCCTCGCGATGGCGGAGGGGTTGCTGCGGGACATGGCGTTCATCGAGAACAGCAAAGACGGCCCGACAGACGTGGATCGGTACTACGAGGAGTGGAGCGCCCGAGAACAGGCCGTCGTCGGCTACTGCTCGTCTTGCGGTGTGCGGTACGGCGAGGGGCATGACCCTGGCTGCTGGTGGGTGCGGCGAGACGCCTACTTAGAGGAGGTGCGCGATGCGTAGCATGTGGCATCGTCTTCTGCATCTGGTCGGGCTCAATACCGGTCACATCGTGACGTGGAGCGTGTACCAGGATGGGAATGGGCATCCCATTCGTCAAAACGTCCTGGTCGCTTTCCGCTGTTCTGGATGCGGTGAATTGTCGGGGGCGCATTTCTCAGCCCCGATCTACCATGTGCGCGAGGAGGTGAAGCGCGATGGCGAGTGAGTGCAGCCACGGCAGCGGAGGCAAGTTCTTTTACGGGCACCATCGGGAGTGCGTGGACTGCGTGATTGAGCGCCTCACCCGCGAGCGCGACGAGGCCCAGGAGGAGACGAGGTGTGCGTTGGTACGCGAAGTTGAGTGGGCGCGACTGCTTGACGAGGCCCGAGCGGAGATCGACGTGATGTCCAACGACCTCACCGACATGGTGGCGCGGCTGAAGCAGGCCCGAGCGGAGGTGGCACGGCTCCAGGCCATCGTCGGCAACCCCGACACCTACGAGGCGCTGCTGATGGGGTGTCAAGTGCAGGCGCAGGCGGCGCAAGAGGCCCGAGCGGAGGCCGAGTGGCTGCGGAAGGGCGTGGAGGCGTATCGCGACCTCATGCAAGCAGAGGATGGGGAGGCGGAAGCCGAGGCTATTCTCGCCTGGGAGCGCGAGGACCGAGAGAGGAGCAAGAGCGATGTCTGACCTGCCGAGCCGAGAGGACCTGAAGGAGTGGTCGACGTGGGACCTCGGCAACATCGAGGCGTGTTTGCTCGCGCTGGTCGAGCGGTGCCTGCCCGTGGTGGAGGACCGCGCCAATGAGTACGACGTGTACGAGTCCTACGGCGACATCTACTGGTCGTGCTCGCGGTGCAGCGAGACGGGGTGCTACTCAGGCGAGTTGGCCGACGCACCTCACACCTGCCCCGCCACCCAGGCCAGCGACATCCTGCGGGAGGTGGAGCGAGAGAGATAGCGTTGCGCGGGAGTCATCACCCGCGCACATGGTACGGTCCGCGAGAGTCCTCTACCGCCTCCCCGAGCCGGCACAGCCCGAGCCGACCAGGACCAAGCGAGGCGACCGGATGTTCCCGCCCCCGGCGCCCGTGCGCTGGGACGTGGCCGTCCGCCTCGGCGCCGCCATCCGGGCCGGCCGCGCGCGCACCGAGAGCGAGGAGGCGGCCGAGCGGGCCTCGGGGGTGCGGCCGCACATCCGCAGGGCTCACTGGCACCTCTACTGGACGGGTCCGCGCACGTCAGAGCGAGTGCCGCGGTTGCACTGGCTGCCGCCGATCCCGGTCAACGTCGAGGGCGGGATCGTGCCGACAGTGCGGGAGGTGGCGACGGACTGAGCAGGATGGACGGCGACCCGTCGCGTAGCCCCGCCACATGGCACGTCCACGCAAGCCCATCGACTTCCACGCGGTCCGCGTTGCCATCGGCGAACGGATCCGCTCAGCCCGCGAAGCCCTCGGTCTCAACCAGACCGACCTCGCGCGACAGATCGGCTACACCGCGGCGAACCCCGTGAGCAAGCTCGAGAACGGTCAGATGGCCGCGCTCGACATCGGCCGCCTTGCGGCGATCGCCCGCGCGTGCGATGTCGATCTGGAGTGGCTGATGGAACCGGCCGCGAAGGCGGCGAGGGTGCGCTCCCGGTCCTAGAACGGGAAGAGTACCCCGGGCCGAAGCCCGGGGCGTCTCGTTCTGCTGCTTCTTGGAACCGCCGCGGCGGCAGTAAATTCGCCGCGGTTTCGAGAGATTGTCAATTTGGGTGACCGTGGTAGGTGTGTTCAGGGCGCGACGAGCAGCTGCAGCCCCTCGGCGATCTTCCCGGCGGCCGCCTGCAGCCGATCGGGGTGCGTGTGCAGCGCCGAGGCCAGCTCGGGCACCGCGACCGCGGCGACCTGGAGCTCCTGCGCCACAGCGGCGACGATCTCCCCGGCCGAGTAGCGGCCGTCGTGGTTGGCATCGGCGCCCGCCACGACACCGGTGGTGGCGACGGCGAGGGTGAGGGCCTGGGTCAGGTTGAGCTTCATGGGGTGGGGTCCTCCTTCTTGGGCTTCTTCCGCGCCCCGGACGTGCCGGGGGCAAGACTCTCGGGCGTGGCCTGGTCGTGCCAGGCCTCGACCCAGCCGATGAGGCGCTCGAGGCCGAGCACCGACACGCCGGCTACTCGGGCGAGCGCCGCGATGTGCCGCAGCACCGACACCAGGTCGACCAGGATGAGGTAGAGGAGCAGGTAGTCGGCGACGAAGCGCAGCAGCGGGTCTGCCCCGAGCACACCGATCGGCCGGGATAGCTGGCGGGCGACGACGAGCATCGCGCCCCAGAGGAGCAGCTTGCCGACGCCCTGCCGCAGGCGCGTGAAGCGCCACCTCCGCTTGATGACCGCAACGGTCGTGCCCAGCGCGAAGTCGCTGAGCATCATCACCACGACCAGCAGCAGCGCTCGGCCGTCGGCCTCGAAAGGGTTCCCCACCAGCCACTGCAGCACGGCGAGAATGCTCGACATCACGGCGGCCGCGCCGCCTCTCCAGTCACGGTCCATCTCGGGCCTCCTCACGGGTCGGTCTCGGGTGGGGGTGTCCACTTGCACTTCACGCACTGCTCACCATGCGCCACCCGGAACCCGCACGGACAGACCGGGAGATCGGCCCACGCGTTCCGGGCGGGGCGCGCCCGCTTGTCGCGGAAGTAGAGGTCGGACATCTCCTCGATGGTGAGCAGGTCGGGGTCCATCACAGGCCGCGCCCCAGCGCCGGGTCCCAGTGGCGTCGCGACATCTCCTGGAGACGCTGGATGACCTGGCCTCGGAGCCAGTCGCCGAAGTATGTCGCGCCAGGGGCCGAGCCGTAGCTGCGCGCGGTCCGCAGGTGCAGGCTGCGGTCAACCACGCAGTGGAAGTCCCACCTCTCGCACCCGTGCTCGGGGCCGTAGGGCGGGTGCGGCGCATCGGGGTCGTCGGGGTCGGTGTAGTCGCGGTTGTCGCCAGCCTCCGCGTGCGTCAGGATGGCGCCGACGGGGATGCGGTAGTTGGCGCAGATGTTGGCGCACAGGTCGGTGAGCTTGTCGATCTGCTCGGGCGTCGGTGGACAGGGGCCGTAGTCCTCGGTGGTGGCGCCCGCCATGCAAAGGACGCCGATGCCCACGGAGCCGTGGTTGCGCGCGTAGGTGTGCGCCTTGATGGCCTGGAACGGGTCGCCGTCGAAGGTCAGCTCGACGCGCCCGTTCCCGTGGATGCAGTAGTGGTAGTCGTCGAAGGGCACGGTGTAAGGTCCCGCGCTCCAGTGGACGTAGACGTTGAGCCTCTTGGTGAACGTCGCGAGGTACCATCGGAGGAACGCGGGCGAGAGCGACTGTTTGAACTCGGGCAGTAGCTGCAGTGGACCACGATACGACATGGGACCTCCTACGTGTGGCGCGCCCGAAGGCGCTGGATGAGGATGATGGCGGCAAGCAGGTCCGCGAACGACGTGAAGGCCCCAGCGGGCCCCTCGTCTACCTGGCGCTCGAGCTCACCGTCGACGTCGCGCACCAGGTGCTGCTCGAGCCAGTCGCGCACGTCGGAGTGCTCGCGCAGCTCGGGCGCCTGGCGGAACGTCAAGCGGCCGTCGGACATCACCCAGGGGGCGCCGGCGTCGCGTCGCCAGACCTGCACGGTGAGCGGCCATGGGCACAGGGCCGTGATGGCCAGGCCGCGACCGCCCGAGGCGAAGTGGAGGCGGAACGTAGGGTAGCGGAGCAGCTGCGCTTCGATCTGCTCGAGCAGCACGAGACCCTCCCTACCCGGTGATGTCGTACCTGCCGCTGGATGTGCCCAGCACCACTCGGCCGTCGACGAGGACGAGCTCGAGCCCGGTGGCGCCGGCCGCCACGTCGACCGAGATCGACTCGATCACGCTGCCGTCGGTCAGGTTGTGGACCGTGACCTGCGCGGGCGCCGTCCACTGCGAGGGCACCCACAATGTGCCTGGAGCGATGGCTGAGACAGGCCCGCGGCCGTCGTGGAGGTAGGCAGCATTGCGCAGCCACTCCCAGACGATGGGCCAGCGGATGGTGCCGTCCGGCAGAAACACGTCGTTGGGGACGCCGTTGCTCGTGCCGCCCGGGTACTCCGCCATGAACCGATCCCACCACGTCTCCGCGGGCTCGGCGGGCAGGGCGATCAGGTACTCGATGCGCGCGCGGCCGTAGTCGCTCATCGGCGCTGTGCGCCCCGCCAGCGACGTGAAGCCTCGGGTGAGGTGGTAGGTGATCTCCCCCGCGGTGCCACCGTACGGGACCCCGTCGAGCAGCAGCCACATCACGCGCGGCGCCAGCATGGCGAGGTAGAGCCGATCCTCGTGCACGAAGGCGTCAGGGGGCGCGCTGAGGTTCACGTCGCGCCCGAACGAGTGCCTCCACTGCTCCTCGAGGGAGGTACGGTCGAGCGCGACCAGGTCAGCCGAAAGTCCATCGCCGTATCGAGGAATCTGGGGCGAGGTCACGTGCGCATCTGGCAGGTAGCTGCCGCCCCGCGGCACGTCGCCCTTGATACCGCGGAAGCCGGTCTCGAGCCGCCTGAAGTCCACGGGTGTCCACGATGCGTCGTCCATCGGGTCGCCCCCGTCGTACCAGTAGCCGCACATGGGGATCCAGAAGCGCTGGACCGGCACGCCAGGCCAGTAGCCGGTTGGTGAGGTGATGACCCCGACCGTACCGATCGGCAGCGACCCAGGAGGCTGGACCTCGACCGCGTAGCCGTATTCCGTATGCAGGTCGACGCCGTCAGGAACGTAAAAGTCGCCTGTTGGGACATCGGCCTCCCAGCGCGTCGGTAGCTTCGTGTCCCACGCTCCGAACGACGGGAGGACGAGGCTTCGGTCGAATTCCACGTAGCCCTTGTAGTAGCCCGTCGGGTCGATGTCCAGGTACTGCCCGTAGTGCGGCTTGCGGCTCACGCCCTGCGCGCCACCGACGTACCGCCCCTGTGCGTCGAGCGTATAGCCGATGTGTTCTTGACCCGTCGGATCGGTGAGAGGCCAGTACCTCTTCATCAGGCGTGGCACCGGGCGCATGGGGGTGCGCGGCAGGAGCAGCAACAGGTTCTCCGAGGGCAGTGCGTTGAACGGATCGGCGCCGTACTTGCGGTCGCGGTAGTGCGTCTCCACGGGTTGGGCCGTGATCCAGTGGTAGTGGTACGTCACGGACTGCGTGGTATGCGCCCATCGGCCGTCGTTCTCGGTGTCCGGGTTGTCCAGGTAGACAAACGGTGGGCGGCCGCTGATCGACGAGATCCCGTTCTCGTCCACCGAGCCGCCGTACCAGATATGACCTTGCCAGAAGAGGTTGGTGCTGCCGCCCACGTCGGTGGTCCAGAGCGCGCCGAGGAACTGCTCGGTCGCCACGTAGTCAGGGATCTCGTCGAGAGCCGTGAGCACGTCGGTGCGACGCAGGTAGTCGAGCAGGTCGCTGTACCCCTCGGTCTCCTCCGGCGTGAGCGTGACGGTGCCGTAGCCCGCCTCCCCCGTGACCATCGTCCGCGGCGCGTAGGCCGGCGGCAGCAGAGGGTCCTCTTCAAAGCGGTGAGCGTTGCACATGGGGTCGCCGTTGTCCGTAGTGGTGACGAGGGGGCTGTCCGGGTCCTCGTCGCCGAGCTCGACGATCGCCGTCACCGCGCCGGCCTGGATCGAGCACATCCCGTGCGTCACGTTGGCCTGGTAGTCGCGCGTGATCGGCTCGCTGAAGGCGGGCTCGAGGTCGGCCACGAGGGGGCCGATGAGCGCGGCCAGGGTGTAGTCCGGGTCCCACGCCCATCGGGGGGCGGGCGCAGTGTCGGCCCAGGGCCGGCCGCCGAGGCCCGCGTACTCCCACTTGAACTCGATGTGCGCGTCGATGTAGTCCTGGATCCAGGTGCCGAATGGGGGTATCATCTCGGGGTTCGCCAGGTAGTGGCAGAAGGTGACCTCCGCCCAGTCCGACCGCTCCCAGTGCGCAATCACTCGGTCGCCGTCGGCCAGCACCGGCGTGAGGCTCGCATTGCCCTCGGAGAACGCGCTGTGCGTCGTGCCGTCGACCTGCCACAGGCGCGCGCCGGAGGCCGGGACGACGACCTGCAGCTGGGGGCGCTCGTGGCCGAGCCACAGCCACTCGTCGGCCTCGTACGCCATCGGGTCGGCGCGTCGGTCCTGCATCGCCTGACGGAACGTGCTGTCGTCCGCAGGCGGGATGATGGCGCCGCCGATGACGATCGGCTGGATGCGGGGCGAGGCGCTCGCCTCGTGAGCGTAAAGCGGTTCGGTAACGGTGACGATCGGGTAGGGGCCGCCGACGGCACTGTGTGCAATGCCGCGCGGCGTGACCCACCCGTCCCATGCCATGGAGCTGGCCGAGCCGACGAGCGTCGAGGCGTTGAGCGAGGCGACCTGCCACGAGGTGTGATCGGATGAGTCCATGACGACGACGGCGCCGCTGATGAGCACCGCCTCGTGCTCGATGTCACCGAGCTCGGACGTGGCCACGGCGGTGCCGATGGCGGCCGCCGAGAACAGCTTGAGGTGACCTTCCTCGATCGCGAACAGGTTGCCGTCGTGGGCCAGCAGCTGGCCCCACTCGGCGGCGCGGGTGGCCTCGGAGGCGCCGCTGATGACCCACACGCCCCCGCCCCCCGCCTGCACGATCGCGACCTGCAGGCTGCGTACGAGCTGCGTGGGATGGCTGTTGGCCGCCTCGACGACGCGCAGTGCCGCGGGGACAGCCGCCAGGGGGTCGACGCGGCCGGTACGCGCCTGGTCGTATCGCCGGCGCGGCCAGCGGGTGAAGAGCTTCGATGGGCTGGCCAGGCGGGTGGTCGCATCGAGGATGACCCACATCGGCGGGCACTTGCGGTCCTTCGGGTTCTCCCACAGGATGTAGACCTGCTCACCGACTACGTGCGCGACGTTGGCCATGCTGTGCAGGCGCATCGGGACCTCGTGGCCGCGATGGTCGACATGGCCGGACACCTGCACGCTGTAGTCGTTGAGGGCGTGGACGGCCGTGATGCGCGCCGGCTTCAGCGTGTCGACCACGGCCTGGCGCACAGCCGTGCGGAAGGCCTCGATCACGACAGCACCTGGTCAATCCTGGTGAGCAGCTGCGCGACGAGCGCCTTCGCCCACGCAGGGGCCTGTGCTCCGCGCACCTGTACCAGGCGGAATGCCGCCTGCTCGTCGGTCAGGCCGATGGCTGCGAGGCGCTCCGCGCGCGTCGGAGTCGGATCGTGCGCGGCGATGACCGCGGCCGCCTTCGCGCTGTCGCCGGCGAGAACCTCAATCTGGTCACCCATGCGGACCTCGAGGCCGGCGTCGGCGAGCTCCTGCGCGAGGCGTCTGCGGTTGGCGTTGGCGGGGATCTTCATGGGCGCTCCTATCCGATCGGGATGCCGATGAGGGTCCAGGTGGAGTCGCCGCCCTCATGGAGGTAGGCCGTGCCGCCGCCTGAGACGGAAGCCTGGACGTAGAGCGTGGCCGTGCTCCCGCTGGTCACGCTCACGACCGCGGCGAGCGTGGCCGGCACGTAGTTCGAGACCGGCGTTCGGAACGAGCCCTGCAGCGTGGCCGTGACGCCACTGCCGCTGCACCCGACGCGGAAGTAGCTGGCGTGCAAGCCGTCGCTGCTCACCGAGCAGGTGATCAGCACGAGCACCTGCTGTGTGCGCCCGCTGCTGTTCGTCCAGGTGATGCCGTCAACGCCCGAGATCTGCGAGTTGAGCCGCACCCACGACGTCGAAGTCGTCTGCTGGTAGGTGGACGTGTTGCCGGAGCCAGTGAAGATGGAGGCCAGGCCGGCGAGCGCGTACAGGGACGACAGGTCCGGGATGTCGCCGCTGCTCAGGGCGGCCGCGGAGAAGGCGCCGCTGCCCGTGCGCTGGACCACGCCCGTGGTGGCAAGGCCGGCGAGCGCGGTGAGGTCGGCGTCGAGCGGTTGGCATGCTCCGACCGCGGCGTCGAGGTGGGCCAGATCGGGCACCTGTGCCCACGAGCCATCGTCGAGGCCGAGCCACAGAGCCGGCTCCGCCGTGCTGATCGCCAGTTCGCCGAATGCCGAGGTGACTGGAGGTGGCCCGAAGCCTGTGTGTCGGTAGACCCTCAAGCGGCGACGTGTGACGCCGCTTGAGGGGATGGAGCCGAAGGCGGCGGAGCCGAACGGTGAGCCGCCGAGGAGCGCCATCGCCTATCCCACCTTCTCCACGATGATGCGCGGGGAGTGGCCCAGCCCCTTGACGGTGGCGGCGCTGCCCTTCTCGTGGTACATCTTCGCCGTCACGACATCGCCGGCGCTCAAGCGTGCGTAGCCCTGCGCCAGGAACGTCTGACCCGCAGCGGGCGCGCCGGGAATACTTACAGCCATCACGTTGCCTGCGATGGCGCTGTGCGTGTAGTCGATCAAGTTCCCGATCTCGGTGGAGGTGAGGGCCTTGTTGAAGATGCACAGGTCGCTGAAGTACGCATTGGGGTTGCGCCCAGGGAACGACGGACTGTCGCCCACGTGCATCGTCGCGAAGCCCGAGGATGGCATAGCGCCCGTGCTGCCGGATCCGTCCGAGGCACCGTTCAGGTAGATCAGGGTGCTGCCGTCCAACGCGCGCGTCAGGGCGACGTGGACCCACTCGCCCGTGGGCAGGACCGTACCACCGCTCATGTTGCCGCCGGGGTGGTAGAGCCGCAGGTTGCCGCCCGGCATGATGAGGAAGTCCCAGTCTCCCCCGTCCGAGTTCTTGCCCCAGACCGTGGCGTAGTTGCCGGTGTGCGAGACGACGTACAGCCACGCCGCGAACGTGTATGCGCCGGTTAGGTTGTAGTGCGCGCCGAGGTTGAGGTAGTGCCCGCTGATGTTGCTACGGGCGTGGGAGTACCCGCTGCCGGGCCGGCCGGAGACCACCTGATCCCCACCGGCCTGCGTGGCGCTCACGCCGTCCACGGCGTCCAGACACGGGCCTGACGCCTCGTCCATCGGGAAGAACCCCTGGAGGCCGCTGATGCCAGCCAGGGCCGACGCGGGGATCGCAGGGACCCTCTGGTCCTCTCCGATCATGGCGCCTGCCGCGAAGATCTGGAGAGCGGCGATGGGACCGCTGCCGTCGGCGCACTTGGCCGTGGCACAGACATTGTAGTCGCCATCGGCCGGCACGGCAATGTCGGTGTCGCCGGTGACCACGAATCCGCCCGTGTTGCTCACCTCATCGGGGAACTCCAAAGCCGTCAGGGTGGCCGTGGGGATGCTCTGGTCCACACTGCTTGAGAGGACGATGATCGACGGCGTGACCGAGATCCCGGCGAGTGCGTCTATAGCGGCCTGCAATTCCTCGATCTGTTCCGCCGTCACCGCGATTACGAGTAGCGGCGACCCAGTGTGGGCGACAGCGTTCGGACGGGTCAGCGTTACGCTGTCGCCGCTGCGGCCGGTGACCTCGACGACTTCCGGGGTCCCACTGGTGCTGTGCGGATCGATCGGATCAATGACCCCCCACTTGGGCCAGCTGTCACCCAGTCGCGAGCCTCCCTCGACCGATATCGTGAGCGTGGGCGTGGTGTTGTTCAGCGCGTTAGTCGCCACGGATGCCCACGCGAAGTTCAACGCCTTGTGCCAGGTTGTCATCGTGCCTCCTACCAGGTACCGAAGTCGAGGTCGCCGCCGGTGTCACCCCCGCCGGCCTCCGCCACTGCCGCATCGGTGTAGGCCTGCGCAGTGGCCAGGGTCGCCGCGTCCCCCGCGTCGGCGTAGGCTGTGGTCGCCAGGGCCGTCGAGTTGTCCCCCGCGGCCTGAGTCACCGCCGTGGTCCCGTCCGCGACGGCGCCGGCCGCGAGGTCCGGGTAGCCGAGCGTCACGTCGGACGAGAGCGCGTGCCCGTTCACCGTGCGGGTGACGGCCACGAAGATCGAGCTGAGCGCCGTCTTGATGTTGCTCCACGACAGGCGCTTCAGGACCCAGCTCGCAGCGCTGTCGGCGATCGCCACCTCGTCGGTGTCGGCGGGCGTCGTCTTGCTGCCCGCGCCGTGCACGAGAGCGCCGATGGTCGATGCGGTCTCGGCGGGGGCGTGCGCCTCGAGGTAGCCGCGGGTGACGTAGTCCTGGGCGGCCGCGGGGTCCGCTGCGTTCGTGACGCGATGGCCACCCCAGTCGACGTCGTCGTGGATCTGGAGCTGGCGGGACGCCTCGATCTTCGTGCTCATGGCTGCCTCCAGTACTCGGCCCAGACGGTATCGGACGCGAGGGGCGCCGCGGCCGCCGTGATGGTGTCGCCGCTGATGGTGTAGTCGACGCCCTTCACCTGGCGAAGGCCGTTGACGAAGAAGCGGTCCGAGTTCGGTGCGGGCGTCGACGATAGGGTGAACGTGACGTTGGAGCCGTCGACGGTTCCACCGGGGGCCTCCTCGACCCAGCCGGCGGCCACCAGCGAGTCGAGGGCGGTCTTGAGGTCGATGATGTCGCTGGCCGGGATCATGACTGCCTCCTCGCCTGGATGTAGTCGACGTACACGGTGTCGCTCGGCAGCGGCGCGGCCGCGAACACGATGGTCCGACCGTGCACGGCGACGTCGCCCGTCACCTCGAGGCCGTTGAGGTACACCGTCAGGCTGCCCTGCGCCGGCCACCAGGCGAGGGCGAAGGTGCAGTTCACGCCGTCGAGCTCTCCCGCGGGGACCTCCTGACGGAACGTCGGCGCGAGGTGCAGGCCGTAGATGTCGGACACGGTGATCGGACTGCCGTCCGGGTTCGTGGCCGGGGTGACGAAAGAGCACGCGTTCCACGGGCTGGGGCCCGCCACGAAGGGCACGGGATCTAGGTAGACGAGCACGTTGTCGCCCGCGG